AATATTGCTTGATTCAAATTACTTTGTGCCTCACGTACTTCTTTAAGTTCTTTAGCAGTTAATTTTTTTGCTTTTGCTTTTTTTGCCATTTTGTTGATTTTAAATTGTTACAAATATATAAATTATTTCCAAGATATTTCCGTCACAATTTTTGGTGTTTTAGAAAATAACTCTTCTTGTACTATTTCCTTCAAAGATAATAAATACTTTTCAGATATTTTAGATTTTAAATAGTTAATTACTTCTTTTTTTTCTAGTTTTTTATAGTCACTAGTACTTATTTTATCTTTAGGATCAAAAACTACAGCCAATGCACCTTGTGCAACAGCTGTCTTTTTTTTCTTGTATTTACCTACTGATCCATGTAATTCATATATAATTTCTTCTATGGAGTCATCTTGTCTTGTTACCAAAGATACAATTTCCCAGCTATACACAATATCTTTTATAGTGGGTTCAGTAGATTTTTTAACAACTTTTTTGGTTGTTTTTTTAGCTCGTGGTTTTTTTACCACTTTCTTTTTGGTTTTTTTTACAGCCATTATATATAGAGTTTTCCCAAATATAATAAATTTATTTATTCAGAATAAGTAAATTTAAGAGTTTCTTCTTCATCTAAAGCTAGTTCCTCAACATTTGCAATACATAAAGCCTCTAAAGGATCTGACTGAGGTTTTGCCCACTCTAATACTTTAGCTTCAAACTCTGCTGAATCTTCAAACTCTACAAAGTTATCTACATCTTCTGGTAGTAAACCTATATATTGTACACCAGGCTCTGTATGTGTATATGTGCCGTCTGTTGCAGTAACGTCAAAGTAAATTTGTTCAATAACATGATTTTTTCCTAACCATGTTTTTTTACCTTTCATTGCTGTTATTTTTACTGATGTTGTTATTGCCATAATTTATTATTTTAAGTTAAAGTCTGATCTGGATTAGTTCTCCATATATCCAGATTTATTACTGTATATTCTACTGTTATATACCAAGTAGGTTGATTAAAAGCATAAATAGCTGAAGGTAACATTAGTTTTACAGGAGAATTTGTTGTACCTCTTTGTTCATTCTGTGGATTATTAAATGCATATAGATTTTGATAAGCATTATAATACCATACACCATCACCGTTTATAATAGTAGTTCTTGGTACACCTCCCAAAATACTATATGAACCATTTGCTGTTTGTTGAACAAATTCTACAGCATATGTATTACTTGACCATCCTGAACCTTTAGTACTTCCAGCTTTATGTACAAATATATCTTTAACTATTAATACTTTGGTAGAACCCGGAGATGGTGTTATATTAACACCATTTGAAGATCCAGAAGCTGTTGGCCAACCTCCTTGTTCTATCTTAGTGGTGTATCTATATGTTGCCATTACAACTTTACCACCTGTTCCAAAACCTGCTGTAGCTCTTACTAAACCTGTATTTGCTGAACCTGATAACCAAGTATCTTTATTAGTAGGTGTGTAAGCACCCATCTTAACATATCTAGGCCCAGATCCCCCTTCTACAAAGAAGTTTTGTTCTGTTGTATTACCTACATTTAATTCATTCCTTGCTCTAAATGTTCCATTAACATCAAATGCAGATCCAGGAGTTGTAGTTCTAAATCCTGTTTTTTTATTTACTAAATCTAAATACCAAGTAGGATTAGCTGGATCAGCACCAAAAGTCATGATACCTGCTCCAGTTATTTGTGTTCTTAAAGTATCGTTTGTTTTAGTTAATAATGAAGCGTTATCTTGAGTATTAATTGAAAAAGTTCCAGTACCTCTGTGCGTAATATTTGATGAAGTATTTGCACCAGTATTACCCCTAATTATTCTTAATCCATAATCAGTGTAAGTAGTATCACCAACAAAGTCAATATAAGCATAACCATTTCCTGATCTACCAGCACCTACCTCAATATTATATTCTGAATCTGAAGATCCTCCTAATGTTAGAGTATTGCCATTCCATGTAAATTCAGAACTAGAAGTTATACTTGAACCTCCATTCCAATAAGCTACTCTATTTGCTGAACCACTACCAGTAATTGAGCCGTTTCCAGTACCTGCACCTATTAAGTTTCTAACTTCAGCAGCAGTAATACCTGTATTTAAACTTGGTGTAGATCCGTTAGATAATATTGCTGGTACACCCGTGTCTGGTGATGAGTTTGTAATTGTAACTGCACCAGTTGATGAGGTTAAACTTATTCCAGTACTAGCAGCAAGAGAAGTTACACCTGTATTAGTAATTGTAATTGTACCTCCACTTGAGGTTGATGTCATTTCTGACTGTATTCCTGTGCCTTGTGCTATTGTAACAGTCTCTCCATTTGTTACACTTGTTGATTCAGTGCCATTACCTTCTTTGATAGTCCATGATGACATTGATCCACTTCCAGTACCCGCACCAATCAAACTTCTCACCTCTGCTGCTGTAATACCAGTGTTTAGTGAAGGGCTTGCTCCATCAGATAAAATAGCTGGTGTACCAGTATCATTTATAACACCTAAATTACTTCTTGCATCAGCAGCATTTGATGCACCAGTACCACCATTAGCCACAGATAAATCTGTTCCACTCCAGTCATCATTGCTAATAGCTAATGTTCCTCCTAATGTTAAGTCTCCAGCGGATGTTACTGTACCAGTTAATGTTATTCCATTTACATTACCAGTTCCACCAACAGATGTTACACTTCCACTTCCAGTTCCAGCTCCAATATCACTAAGCACTTGAGCTGCAGTTCTTGTTTTAATTATACCACTATCACTTGTTAAAAATACTGTTGCAGCAGTAGATTTAGCATTTAAAGTATTAAGTGTTGTACCACTACTATTAAATCCTATTCGTTTAGTTCCCCCTGTTGATATTTCTAAATTATCTGCAGCTGAACTGTATATACCTGTATTAGTATCTCCAGCTCCAGTTCCACTTCTTTGTCCAAAGTTAATACCTGGTTTAGATACTGTACCTGGTGTAATTTGTAAATTAGAACTATTTGAAGTACCAGAACCTTCAAATTCAAATATAGTTACCCCACCATCATTTTGTATTTTGAAAGGATAACTTGCTGTATCCTGTAAAAAAGTACCAGTAGCAGATTCAAAAAATCTTCCATTAGTTATAGAAGTTGAACCATTAAATTTTACACTTCTACCTGATGTGCCTGATCCAGTAATTGTTCCATTGCCTGATCCTGCACCAATTAATGATCTAACTTCAGCTGCAGTTATTCCGCTATTCAAACTTGGTGTAGAGCCATCAGATAATATGGCAGGTGTTCCGGTGTCAGGAGCACTGTTAGTTATTGTAAAAATACCATTACCTCCTGAACCAGTTAATCCTACACTTATACCTGTGCTTGCATTTAAAGTTAATGTACCACCGTTAGTAATAGAACCAGTTGAACTTCCATCAGAAACACTAAAACTGCTCATTGATCCAGTACCTGCACCAATATCACTTCTAACTTGTGCACCAGTTCTATACTTTACTACACCGCTATCACTAACTAAAAACTTGTCAGTATCAGAACTAGCATTAGCTATACTACTAATAGTTGTTGATCCTGTTACAGAAACACCTGATGATGTTGTTTCAAACTTTTTACTATTGTTATGTTTCAGATTAACACCAGTATCTCCATTAATATCAATATTACTATCTGAATCTATATATATAGGGTAATAACCTTTAATATATGATACATCTGGTTCATGATAAATTTCAAGATCTAAAGAGTTAGCATTTGTAGAGTTACCAAAAACTAAACGTGAATAATCAGGAAATCTAGTATATACATCTGGATTACCTGTTTGAGCCATGCTACTATCTAATAGAAAATAAGTTGAACTAGTATTATCACCTTCATCAATATCTGCTTGAAATAATATGTCTGCATTAGCTCCAACTGCTTTTATAACTAAATCTCTATATGTGCCTTGAGTAGTAATTTCATTATCATCAAACTTAACCGGTATAGTATGTGGAAGAGTAATTCCAGTACCAGTAGATGACATAGTACCACCACTAAGCTGTAGATATCTTCCATCTAAATCAACAGTAAGAGAACTTAAACCTTGTCTGCCTAATGTTAAAATACCATTACCTGTGTTGAATGAAACACTACTTACATAATTATTGGTATTAATCATATTTCCAAGTGCTTCTAATTCTAACTGTTGATTAATATTATTTACATCATCATTATTATGAATGATCATACTAATAGAAGCAGTATCTGCACCAGATGCAGTACCAGTATAATTAGGTAAACTTTCTGGATCTAATCCTAAAGTAGCTGTACCACCTGAATATCCAAGACGTAAACCATCATAGGCTCCTCCTCCATTAATATTAACATTACCAGCACCTATTGCAGATGCAGTTGCAGTAGTAATACTTATTGTACCAGATCCTGTGATTGTTCCACCTTGTATTGGAGAAGTTGTTGCAATAGAAGTTACACTACCTGAACCAGCTCCTATATCTGACTTAACTTGTGCTTTTGTCCTATATTTGAGAGCTGAACCATCCCATACAACAATACCGGTATATGTAGCATCATCATTAGATATAGAAGATACTGAGAGTGTACCTGTAACTTCAGAATTATTTAAGAATTTTATTGCCATACCGGTATATTTTTTATCAAAAGTACAAAATATAAATGTATTTTGAAAGGATAGCTATTGTAACTATCCTTTCTAATACTTTATATTATCTTACCTTACTAACTAAAACTCTTAATGAATTTGCCGTTTGTGTTTGGGCAGTAGAAAGAGTTAAGCTATATGGAGATGATGTGTCTCTAGTTACATCTACATATACAGTAGCACCACTTGATATTTCATATACTTGTACTATAACATCTGCAGTGTCTAGACCATGAGCAACTGTCCAACTTGTTGTGTTACTTGCTGGGTATGTTCCTGCAAAGCCTTGTGCATCTATATGTGATTTTAATGTAGCTGGTGATACAAATAAGTGATCTCCTGCTGTACCTGCATCAACTTCTGCTTGAGTTGCTGTTTCAGCTACACCTCTAGAAGTTTTTGTTGCATCAGGTAATGTTCTTGTAGAGTGTGATTGAATTACACCATCAGTCATATTTAACTGATCAATTACATCAACACCTGAAGTATTAATATCATCATCAGTACCAATAATGTAATTAGGAGTATTTGCTAACATAGCATTTGATATACCACCTGATTTAATTGTGATAAATCCATTTGCTGTTGCTGAGAAAGAAGCACTGCTAAATCCAGCAACACCTTTTTCTGTTGCTCCATCTGTTGCACCTGTACCTGCAATGTTTTGATCTTGTATAACTATACTATAAGCATTTTCAGCTGGATTAGAATTTGCACTAATATCAGCATTAGCATAAATCATATCACCAACTTCTACAGCTACACTACTACCATTGAAAGCAATAGTACCATCTGTAGTAACAACAAAGAAGTCACCTTGAGTAAGTGCAACGTTACTTGCACCTGCTATTGCTGGTGAGTTTACAGATGCATTATATCCTCCTTGGAATACACCAACTCCAGCAACAAGTGATTGAACTTGTCCTAAGTTAACACCATCTGTAGCAGCAGTACCATTTGCAACTGAAGTAAGTTTATTACCATTTATACTTAAATTACTAGTAGGTACTCCAAGAATGCTTAATGAAACATCAACAAGAGCATAGCTTCTTGTCTCACCACTACCTGAAGACTCTAAACCAACTAATATGAAATCATCAGCATCTGGGTTTCCAGTTCCACCTGGTGCATCAGCTACAAGCCCATTAGCACCATAATCTACTAATATTGTAGGATTAACAGTGCTTGTACCTGTCTGAGTTAAACCAGCTCCAGCAGTTACACTTGTTACTGTACCTACTGTTAAGGTCCCTAAACTACCATTACCTAATACAACTTGTGAAGCTGTTCCAGCACCTGTTACTGTAAGTGTCCCAGAACTTGTTACAGGTGAATTAGCAACACTAAATGCTGAGGGCATAGATAATCCTACACTTGTAACTGTTCCTGAAGTATTTGTAAATGGTAAATTAGATATTAAGAATTTTTTTGTTGAGTTATCTGTTGAATCTACACCAGCTATAAAATCTGCTGCTACAGGAGTAGCTGCAGTTAACTCATTAAGATCTAAACTATAGGTTAATGTATTTGGTGATCCACTAGCTGCAACAGCATCTAATCCTGCTCCACCTATAAAGTTTACTGTTTCACCATCACCAATATCTACTGCAGTACCACCATCACCAACTAATTTCCAGTCTGTATATGCTCCAGCAGGAGTTGCCCAAACGTTGTCACCTCTAAGGAAGGTAGTAGCACCTGGAGAACCAGTTGCAGAAAGATCTGCCGTAATTGTACCTGTAGTTGTAATAGTACCTCCTGATACATCTACAAATGTACCATTAGAAGTAGCTACAGATGTAACTGTACCATCTGCTCCAAATCCAGGCATTGCTGAAATAAGAGCTTTTTTAATTGTGTTATCAGTTGCATCAGAGAACCATAGTGTGTCAGCACCAGCAGGAGTAGCTGCAGTTGCTGCTAAAATTGCGTTGTCTGTACCAGCATAATCAATGTTTACTGTAGGAGTAACTGATCCTGATCCAGTTATTGTAATACCACTTCCACCTGATACAGAAGTAACTGTACCAACATTAGATGTTGCAGTAGTACTTAGTGTTAATTTAGCACTATTAGTTCTTGTAACACTAATTAAACCACTTCCTGCAATTTCTACATCATCAGTAGTACCATCAGATCCTGTTAATCTTATTTTTGTAGTACTCGCAGGAACATCTAAACCATATGTAGTGTCACCATCTGATCCTGTTTGAATGCTTACCCAATTTCCGTTTTCACGTAGCCTTAGTTTGTTAAGGCCAGTATCATAATAAAGCTGACCATCTCCATAGACTGTAGGGGCACTCCCTAAGTTTTGGATTCTAGCTAATTCTAGCTGATTCCCAACTAAGGTAATATTATTTAAAAATTTAATACTTGCCATAACTTTGTTTTTTAATTTCTATATATAATTTTAATTTAAATATGCACATCCGTTAAATGCAGAACCAAATGTTAATACTAAAACATTAGAGTTAGTATATGCTACATTTCCCACAACAACTGTATTTCCACTATCAACAACTGTGACTGATGGAAATTTACCTAGATTATGCGTAATAGTCCACTGTGCTAATGGAAGGTCTTGACAGAATACAAATGTTCCAGTATCTGCTATAATTTGCTCCAGATCTAGAACAGTACAAACATTAGTTGGTATTTCTGGACAAGATTGACTTGCCTTAACATTTACCTTAGCTAATGGTTCTACAAAAGTTCCAGATACGCCTGACGCAACTACAACTTTTGATGAAGCTGCATTTTGCCAATCACATAATTTCTTATTTACTATAGCGTCTTCAAAATCAGTATAGCAGCATGAGTCTATACCAAATTTAACTGTCTTAAAATTTGCATATGCTTGATTTGCAAAATTTTGTTCAGTCTTAATCCTCTTCAATAAAGAAAGCTCCTTCTGCTTTGCAGAGTTACTTGATGCTACTATTGTTGATGATGCCATAATTATTTGTTTCTTAAATCTTGTATCTGCTGTCTAGCCAATTCAAGTCCTAGGTCTCTGGATGTATCTAACTTTGCATCTGCTTTTGCTTTACATTGTTTACAAACCACAACCCCATTTCCTAAACTAGCTTTTTGGCATCCACAAGTAAATACTTTACCACAGTGTGCACAATTTGCCATTTCTTATTGGTTTTACATTAAATATTTTGAACTTGAACCACAGTTACCTGAAGGACAAGCTATTTTTTCCAATCTATTTTTAGCATAATTATAGAGTTGCATTCCCTGTGCAGCTGCTTGACAGTATTCTACATTTGATACTGCTGCATCTATCATAGTTCTTATATAATACATCTCTGCTAATATTGCTTGTTTATCTGAATCTGGTTGACACGCCTGTACATCTAAGTCACATAATACTTCATAGTATCTTGTAAGTAACTTAGTTACTCTTAAATGATTATATTCTACATAAACTTTAGAGTTAGGAGATACACTATATTTTACAATGTATATTCCATCAGGTATATGTTCAGTCTTTGTACCACAGTCTTCCTTCTGTAATGCAAGTGTACATGCCGTAAGGCACATATCAAATTCTTTGTCAACTTTGATTAAAACAGGTACAGTGTACCCAGGCAATGTTATTAATAATTCCTCACAATCTACTGCTAGCTGTTTAGAGTATTGACTAGTATCTTTTATGCATAGTAGATCACAATTAGATACCGTTGGAATCTCTAAACTTAATATATGTTTGTTTGCCATTTCTTATAACTTTAGTACACTATATAGATAATATACAAAAAAATCAAGAATATATAAAATAAAAAGAGCAGGAGTTTTTGGCCCCTGCTCTAATTAAGTTTAAGAAAAACAATATCTTACCAGTAAGTATTACTTGTTTGGAAAGGTACTTTGTTTCCATTATCACCAGCCCATGCAGATAAACCTTCAAATAAGTCATCTAACTGACCTTGTGCAGCAGCATCAGAACACTTTACATAAATCTTGTAAACGTACTGATCATTGTCAAACACACCAGTTGGGTTGTTAAATCTAGGCACAGAATGCTTGATGTAATATGCTCTATAAGTAGCACTTCTATCTACAGCAGCTAACAATTCATCAGACATTTCAATTTCTCTGATTCTTGCACTACTAGCATTACCTTGATTGTAAGGGCTTTGTCTGTATCTCTCTGACAAAATTAGATCTCTAATTACTTGCTCACCTTGAGTTTGTTGCATTGATCCTGGAGTAGATGAAGCAACACCACAGTCATTACATGGGTTACCAGTTTCATCTAATTGAGAAACAATAATCTCAACAGGCTCAGCATTAAAATGATCTCTAGTATCAAAAGAGCAGTTTCCAAATACAGTGTCTACATATGCACCAACAAAAGATACTTTTGCAGATACTTTTACTGCACCGTGAGGATCAGTTGATGGTACGTATGCACCAGCTCCTTCACCTTTACCCTCTGCAATAGTGTATGCTTCTTGTATAACTTCACCAGCAGAATCAGTTTTAGATACAACTAATCCACCAGCTACAACTTCAGTTACAAGGAAGTCAGCGTCTCCGCCACCACCAGCTGCAGTTAATACATCATTGACTGCGTAGCCTGATCCTACATCTGCAATAGAGAATGTAGCAACAGCACCACCAGCAACACTATCAATATTAATTTTAGCACCTGATCCAGATCCACCTGTAGTTGCTACACCTGATGCAACAGCATAACCTGATCCACCAGCAGATAAAGTAGCAGCTCCAACAGCATTTAGTTTTTGCTCAGCTACAAAAGGTTTGATTAGAGGATCAGCTAAAGCCATATCAGCCATATTAGCTAATACTAATGCTGGGTCAATATATTCTTGACCATCTATACAACATACATTTGCTGAGTCAGCAATTGCATAAGCATTGTGATTTAAAAATCTTAATGCTGGAGATCCTTTAACGTCAATTCTCATAAATTGAGTTTTACCACAAGGAGCACAATCAGAAGCTAATGATAAGCTTGCTGTTGCGTTTGATGCAGTAAGACAGTTAGTTCTCCATAATTCAGTAATGTACTTAGGATTAATTCCTTTTGACTTTACTGATTCTTTGTAACCACCATGTCCTGGATTGTTTCCAATAGTGTCTTTAGAATAGAAGGATCCTTGGACAATGTAAGCAAGTTCACCTGCAGTTACAGCTGGTACACCAGCTCCACCAGGTAATGCTACGGATTCCCAATCTGCTCCATCTACTAAAGCTAACTGACCGGCAGTCAAAGCACTTGTTGCAGTATTAGCAGTTAATAACGTGCTATCTGCAATAAACGTCTTGATAAACGAATGATTAAAATAAGCCATAATTTCTAGTTTTTAATAAATAAATAAATAAATAAATGATAAGGGTTTTAAACCTTATATATATAATATACAAATTTCTTCATATATCACATAATTTTTTTAATTGTTTCTTTCTGCTGCTTGCATGCCTCTTTGCTGTTGATATACATTTTCTATATCACCTGCAATTAGTGCAGCTGTGTCATCAAGGATAACTTCAACTAAGTCATCTTTAAATTCACAATTTACATTAGCTGTACTTACTAAACCAGTATATGGATTTACACAATCCACCACCTCAATAAGCACAGGTTTTCTATAATAAGTTAATACAGGGTTAACAATGTCAAAGCTGCTATCCCTGTATATTCTTATTCTATTATCTATCATAGTACAGAATGTTTCTCCCCATTCAAAACTTGGATTCTTTAATGGATCCCTTAATAAAAGAGGAACATTAGCTTCTTCAGCTAAATATACTGTCATAGATCTTGGTGTACAACAATCATCCTTTGCTTGAGTTGTAACCCTTTTGTACTCTAAATATGTATCAATTGGAAAGTTAGTTGCTTCAAAGTATGTGTCAGTAACATTACCTGTAAGAGATAACTCTATTAGTAATGGTTGTAAATCATCTATTCTTTTCTTAGATAACTCATCACCTTCTTTATACATATTTCCACCGTGCAGGTTTCTCCTACACCACTCTATCTGAGCCTTATTAAAAGCTTCTATAAACTGCCAGCATTCAATGTTATCATAATCATTACTATCTAGCTTATTTAACCTTTGTTTAAGCTTTATAAAGAGTGTACTATTTTCCATTATTTAATATTTTATGAGTTCCAATATGGTTCAACTTTGTCTAATAATGACAACAATGTTTCTTCATTTTCTGGATCTCTAAGGAAATCTAAGCACTCATTAGGTCTTTTACCCATTCTTACTCCACTGTCAATTGGTTCCATCCAACCACCAGCTTTAGTAACAATAAATCTATAATAAAGACCATCTTTAATTAATGCTCTGATTTTTAACTCCTCCATATCCAATCCTGCAACCTCCAGGAATTGTGATGCAGCTCTCTTCTTATTACCCTCAGAACCATTTCCATTCACATAGTCATCCATGTTTTCAAATAATACATCATTAGGTGTATTCTTTGTATATTGTACACTATCAGCATCACATACTTTTGCAACATAAAGTAGCTTAGTAGTGTTAGTATCATATAACTCAGTTAACTTAGAGATAGCTCTGTTTCTGAGTTTAGTGTACTCTGTTCTAGTAGTTAAAGTTTCTTCAACTGTATCTAGATAAAACTTTGGTTCTTTCTGTGCAGCTTTTGCCTCCTTTAGTGATTTTGCAACTATAGAAAACCCACCTGCTTTAATTGCATAAAGTTTAATTTTATCATATGGATCAACTTCTGGATCTAAAAATACAGGGTCATTACCACATCTAATTTCAATCTTATCCCAGAACTTAGAGTTGTCTGGCTTCATTACTGTAAGCTTATTCCAAAACTCTTTATCTTTTGGATCTACTACATTTGCAGCAAGTGAAGCTTCTAAATCAGCAACTACAGCTCTGATCTCAGCAATCTTTTCTTTCTTTTCTTTTGGAGGTAAAGCTTTTACTTCTGGTGCAAATTCATTCAACCCTGTAACATATCTCTTTACCCCATTTAATTCTAAACAAGCTAAACTTTCTTGATGCCATACGCCATCATGAAGAGCTAAGCCATATTGTTCTAACCCCATATTCTCCTTGCTAGGATTAAAATAAGGTCTAATAGCTATTGTGCTACTTTTCTTTTTATGTTGATATTTCTCAACAATAGTGTAATCTTCCATAATATTGGTTTTAAAAATTAATAATTGTTATACATAGTCAAAAGTACAAAATCTTGTACAATCTATTATTATTAATATTTCTAAAAGCAAGACGTTAATCTTGCTTCAAGTTATTTGACGTTAGTCAATAACAATTTTTAATATTCCAGCAGTGTGATAAATATCTCCCTTTTTTAAGCCTGCAGCTTTAGCAGCAGCATTGTCAGCATAAGAATCAGAATCAGCAATATCACGTATCCAAGATCTAACTAAATTTACATGTAGTAATCTTGCATTACCTGTTTCTGCTCTTGAAACCCCCTCATATGCTGGGCTCTCAAATTGAGATTTTAATACAGCTAGTTGTTTTGGTGCTCCCATGATATTTATTTTTTAAAGGTTAAAAATAAAAGGGAGGAGGTATTACCCGCCTCCCCTTTGATTACAATTCTTAGAATGATCCTCCCGTAACTGGGTTTCTCATTACAATTTTTAGAACTTTAGTCGGATCTTTAACCCATACAGCTGGCATGGTCTGAGTCATATATACTCTATATCCATTGAACTGACCAGTAGATGCAAATCCTTGAGTTCTTCCCATGTAGTCCATAGTACCATTTTGGTAGAACCACTTAAGTTGATTATCCCAAGAAAGTTTCAACAAGTGAATGTTGTCATTTCCTTCATCAGTTACATCAAATATAATAAAGCTAAATGAACTTAGAGGTCTTCCATCAATTAATGGATTCTCAATATCATTAGTGTTTAAGTTGTCAAATGCAGGATTCAATACAAACTTAACGTTAGCTAAGAAAGGAATAGTAAAGCTTGTGTAAGCAAAACCATAATCTAAATCCATACCTTGTCCACTTACAGCTCCAATTTGAGATGCATTTTGAACTAAACCAGAACCATACACTTCATCAGCAATTGCTTTGTTGATAAGTTGCATACCACCAATACCTGTTTGAACAACAAGTGATCTTTGTGGGTCTGGCCCTTTAAATTCAACTTTACCTTGGTAGAAGTTGTAGAGCTCAGACTTGAACATATCAAGAGTGAAAGAAGACTTGTTGTATACTCTCTTGAAAGAGTTATCCAACTGTGACCATAAACCAACAGATAATCTAATATCATCTGGTCCGTCTTGCTTAATTCTACCACCTTTACCCCACATTAGGTAAGTTTCAATATCTGTAGCAATTTTAGAAAGGTGTGCTGCTTCCATATTAGTAATGAAAGTACGTGTAAGAGTGCCATTTTCCATAGCTTCTCTTGCACCAGCTTTACCCATAGTTGCTACTAATCCTTCAATACTAGGTACTGATGGATTGTTAGGATCATTGTCAAAGTTTCTCCAGATCTCAGTAACAGGTACAGTACCATCAGCATTCAAACCACCTTTGATCATAAGATCAGCACGGCTTGAAATAGAATAGTGTACGTGTGCTTCAGCTCCTCCTACAAAGTTGTAGAACTCTCTGAAACCAGAACCTGTTTCAATATCAGAAAACCTCTCACCATATTCACCTCTAGCAGAACCTTTTCTAAAGAATTTTGTTCCTTTAGCTAGGTACTTATTATCTAAACTAGCAGCATTGTTATTGTTAACTAACTGCACAGTATAGACAAACCCATCACCTGCAGGGATAATATCATCTGCAGTGATATACAATTCAAGACCATTGTACTTATCATAAGTGATAATATCACCATGACCAAATGATCTCTTGTTGACCTTAATCTTAAATGTAGTGCCATCTACACCTTTGCTAGCGTTAGCAGGTTCAATGTCAGCCACAATATAAGGCAGGTCTTGAGCAATAGGAGTTTGCCATTTGTACTCACCTCTAGCGTTGTCCACCAAGATTGTATTCTTTCCACCAAAAGAAGCCATTTGATATAAAGGCATTTCAACTTTTTGAGTCATTGCCCATAAATCAATTGGTCCCATATCCATAGGCTCAGGGTTACCAAGCATCTGGGTAAGGTGATAAGAATCAACATGAGAACTTGCTTTATAGCTTGTATCTCTTAGGAAAATCCCATTATTTAAAACTGGAGTTGCCATAATTTGATTGTTTTTGATTGTTAATAATTAATTTCAGTTTATATATTTAATTGTTGTAATTAAATTCGTTTAAAAATATTTGTTGGCCTTTTGATCTTTCTTTTTGAAGATTTTCTTTTACTTTCCTCATTTGCTTGTTGCACACCTAATGATGTACCACCTGCATTTGATTGTTCAGTCTTCAACTTTCTGACCGTTTTCTCTACACTTTTCTGAGCTCCTTTATCCATAATCTTTGCTTTGTATCCTTCTGGATCCTGTAGCAACCACAGTGCTTCAGATATTAAAGAGTAGTTTGGCTCAACAAACTGATACTTTTCTAGTAAGTGTCCTAATAAATTAGTGTTTTTCCCACTTACTGAAGGATAATTAGGTTGTACCAACCCGTGATATAACATTGCTTGAGTCTTTCTATCAACTTTAATGTCACCTAATTTACCATCTTTCAAAGTATCATATACATTCTTCATATATGCTTTAGATGCTTGTTCTTGTTGTTTCTTCTTAAGCTCTTGCTCTTGAATCTTTTGTGCAACAACCTTTTCTTGCATCTTGTCCAGTTTAGGCTTAAACTTGTTAGCTTGTTGTTCTAACTTACCTAAATCTTTCCATATTTCAATTTCTTCTTGAATCTCTTCAGTAGTACCATATCCAGTAGCACTAAGATATTCAGTAATAATTTTTTCTTGATCAGATGCTTTCTTTACATCTAGATCTCTTGTTTCTTCAACTTGGGCAAGAGTTGAAAACAATCCTTTTAAATCTTTACCACCATCTGCTACATATCTTGCAGCAATTTGTAATTCTTGTGGTAAACTTTGAAAGAACTGCTTTGGAGTTTCTTGTCTTACTTGATTTGCTTTTTCTTCTAAGTTAGCTTCAATTAACTCTTCCCAATCCTTTGCGGTATATTCTTCTAATGGTTTGTCATCATCAAAAGGAACTATTTTATCTTCCTTTATTAATTTACCAAAAACATCAGATATACCTGATATAGTTTTTCTACCTCTCTTTGCCTTTGGCTCTTCTTCAGTTTCTTCAACTTCATCAAGAGAGTTTAAAATTTCTTCAACATTTTCTTCTGTCTTAGTCTCCTTGCCTTCTTCTGCTTTGACTTCTTCTTCTTCTTTTACCTCTTCTTTAGGTTCTTCAGCTTTCTCATCAGCTTTCTCCTCAGCTTTATCTTCTGTCTTAGCATTCAAATCATCAGCATCATTTGCATCAGGATCTAAAAAGGACATATCTGACTTTTTTCCAGTGCCAGAGAAAATGTTTGTTGGCTTTTTAGAATCTTGTTGGATGATGTCAGCACCACTTGGTGCAGCGTTAAAAATCTCATCCAAATTGATATCTACTTGTTCTACGTTACTGTTCACAGTATTTGTTTCTGTATTACTCATAATTGTTGGTTTTAAAGATTTATACTTCTTACATATATAATATAAGAAACTTTTTTCATTCTAAACTTATAATATTTGGAATATTATGAAAATAAAATGCAGTATATAGCTAACGTTTATTTTTTATCTTCAGATTTGGGAGAATCATACTTATTTTTGTTCTCTTTAGCTATTTGAAGTTTGGTGTCAGCTATTTGTTTTTGTGCAGCTATCTTTTCTTTTTCAACAGCTAGCCTGCTATTTTCCATTGAAGCTTTGGTAGCATTTTTCTGACGTTCTAAGTTCATTTTCTCTTGATATTGTGTAGTATCTCTAATATCTTTCATAGCATCTTGATAATCAGACATTTGGTTTTGGTTTATATCTACCATAGAACCATAACCAGCTGATCTAATCTCAGCTAAAAGAACATCATTTTGTCTGTCTTTTTCATTTTCAGCCATCTCAACTTGTAGCTTTTGTTGCTCTTCTTGAGCTTTTGCTTGTAATTGTTGCTCTTGCATCTCACGTTGTTGTTGCATTTCTTCTGCTCTTTGCTTTTGTATTCTTGCTTCAGAATCTTTAAGTATATCTGAAACTTCAGCAATTGAGTCAGCTTTAACAATATTACCAAGCTCATATATGCTTGCACCACTTGTATTATTAGTAAGTGCTAATTGTTTAAGGTTTTCAAGTATAGCTCTGTGATTTGTTTTAGTGGTAGCAAATACATTAAAATCTCTAAGTAGTAGATCTGTACCATTTATAGTAAAGTTTACTTTCTCAGCCTCTGTAGATATATAAGAAAGTCTTACACTTGGATTAGTGCTATAATAATGTTGTGCTAAATCAGTTCTCATTTGATGTACCCTTGGCATTAAATGATCTGAATGTTGTACAAAGTACATTTCTGTTTGTGCATATGATTGCTGCATTGCTTGTACTACACCTGTAGCAGTTTGTGCTGATACAGCTCCACCTAAACGTTGTGGGTTTATACCAATTGCATCAAAACATTGTTGTTTAAAATAATTTGCAAGTTGAATTCTAGACATCAATCTATTAGTCTGCTCCATATTAAGAGTTTGATAATGATTGAAGTTAGTTGCATTCTCAGTATTTGTAATTGATGTATCAAGAGGTAGCATCTGGAAATCCTTCATTGCTACATATGCTTTTGCATAATTATTCTTACCCCAGTCCTCACCCATAGAGTGACGTGGTAAAGCATTTTGATCAAACATAATTACAGTGCCTAATTCATCTATTAGAATGTCAGCAATCTGGTTATTAACCATATTATATCCAACTTGATATGCTTTCATCAAGTCTACTAAAGAAGTAGATCTTGTATTTCTATCTGAGAATACTCTTCCCTCAACAGGTAACTTACATCCATACAATGAATTATTACCTTTAAATTGAAATGGTAATCTGCCTGGTTTAGTTCTATCAATACCTAAATAAATAGGATTAATATTATCACCCATAGTAGATCTCCACATTGCAGGTAAGTTTGGACCAATCTTAACACCACCCCAAACTTCATTAATCCATATCCAATCTATATGCTCTCCTGCTAATAAGTTTTCTTTTGATTTGTTTTTAAATATAGAAGTATCATATACGGGCTTTTTAGTTATCTTAAAGGTTTCATCAACAATCTCTTGTGTAATTTCACCATCATCTTCTATTTTAGTTAAATGACCAACTCTTCTTTGTGTCTTCCAATATATTGTTGAAACTCTCATCAAGTTTCCTTCACCCCACATTTGAATATCTTCACCTTCATCAAGAATCTGACTTAGTATATCACCACCTCTTGCTGGATCATCCCAGTAGTTACTTGTAAATTGTCTGTATGGTAAACCTGGCATTTGAGTGTTCCACTCATGTGATCTTTCTGCATCATAGTATGCACCATCATTCTGATATCCATTAACTTGATATTGTGCTGATCTTGCAGGATATATTTTTTGTAATGACTTTAATTGTTTCTCATTCATTAAGTAACCGTATCTATCTACTACATCAGATACAGTCATCAAATCTACTTTGCCTACATAATTAGAATCAGCAATGTATCTTTGATCTGGAGACTTTTGATAGAAAGTTAATACAGGATTCCACAACTCTACATCATAGTCATCTTCTAACATACGGAAATGCCAGAACTCTCTATCTGCAATAAGCATATCTCTGAACCCTCTTTCTTCAAGTTCTTGCATTTTGAATCTTTCTTCATCTACTGCAAGTTGATGAGAAGCCCATTCTTCAACCATACTTCTATAAGACTTACTAAAGAAATCTTCTATTTCAGGTAAAGACTTTAAACTCTCTGGTGCTAATTGTTGCTTTGCTTCTTCTGAGGCAGGATCCATTCCCATCTCAATCATCTTACGTACCATCTGTGCTTCAGCATCAGCCAATAAAGCTTCTTCTATTTGAAATCTTTTTTGTTCTAACATCTCATTATATGAGATATCATCTATAGCTCTAAACTGTACTTTAGAATATCTTTTAGCAAATTCACCAGTAAGTACATTTATAACATTTGGAACAATAGGATAAAATTTTAACTCAAGTGCTGAATCATTCTCTTGAGTTAAGGTGTCCATTAAATCTTTGTATTCATTATCAGGCTCAACTATATAATCAGTTTTATCTATAATACCTTTTGCTAATTTATAGTTCTTAAGAAGTCTTCTTGCATTGACCCGTAAGAACTCTATTCCTTGTAACTCTAACCAATCAAGGTTCCAAGCTGCCCAATCATCTGTCTTTTTAGAATATGGTAAGAATTGTACTGGTTGGGTAAGACTAGAAAAAGTTGGTCCTTCTTCTGCCTTAGCACCATTTTTAAGTTGCATTGCATTTAATACTCTCATCTATCTAATATTTTTGAAACCAGATCTCTTAATTCTTGTTCTGTTATAACCATTTCTCCGTCCAAGATTTTTAAACGGACTATACTTTAATTTACCAATTTTTTCTGAATTAACCAAAGAATTGTCTTCTGTTTCACGCCTTTTAGTGTAACCCCTATTTGATTGTTGAATCTTTGCAAAAGCCACTAATGCACAGAATGCTACCATTCTATCTACGTTTAATCCTGGATAATAGGCAAGCATTTCTTTTATAAGCATTGGATCTGGTATACGTTCAATACCTAAAGTTTGAGACATAACATTACCTTCAACATCTAATTCTTCATCTATGACTTCTCTTAAAAATTCAATACCATATGATATCAAATGGCTTTTAAATAAGTTACCTGTATTCTTCCAACCATACTCTTGATATACAGTTCTATTTGAGCCAAGATCTTTTAAAAATAATATTTGTTGTTTAGGTACTAGATATCTTTGTTTCTTTCTAGCAATCATGTGCTGTATAAATAAAGAAATGTTATTCTCAACAATAGTCCATGCATTGTACCATTCAATAATCATTTCCAATCTTTCATGGGTTTTATTTATATCATCATACCTACCACACCATGATGCAACAATTTTATCTTTCTCTATAAAAGTTTCTGTGTCACCAAATTCATTAGTTCTTATTACTTCAGTTGCATTCTTCATTACAAAAATACTACACAAAGAATCTGATGTAGTTGTTTTACCTTCTGATACAGGGTCAATAGATGCATAGTATGCACCAAACTGTGGATTCTTAACTGGTCTTTCCCATACAACAATAGATCCACTTTTATCTTGCATTTTTTTATCTACAGGAAACTTAGATATAGGAAGTTTATTTGTACGGTTTGCAACTATACCTTTCTCATCTCTTTCTAAATCAATTAACTCATATGGGTATTCTTTCTCTTCTATTTTCTTTTGTTGTTTAGTAAGTATACTTTGTGGAAATATAGACTCTTTTCTATATGCAAATGCTTCTGCAATATTTAATGGCTTCTGAGATATTCTAAGTTGAAATTGTTCTGCATTTAACTCAGTTTTCCATCTTTCTCTTTCTAACTTGATAGCATGTATTGCTTCTTCTATCTGAGAGTTGCCGTATCTATCAATATAAGGTGGCATAGACCACTGTTCAGGAATAAATAGTCCTGCCATACCAATAGTACCATCAGCGTCCATTAGATCAGTTTCTACAGCATATATATCATTTGCTGTAGGATTAAGAATCATATCTTTTAGTGGATTACATTGCTCAAGATCACCAACAGATCCCGCTGCTATAAACATACCAGTAGTTACCATACCAGAAGACATTGCTGGTCTAAGATATTCATAAGTTTCCATCATCTTAGGTGCAATACCAGCCTCTTCATGAAAGAAGTAAGTACATGGACCACCAACACCTGTTGTTGCATTCTTTTCAAAAGATGCTCCTTGTATTTTAGACTTAAGACCTCTTGAAGTTTTTCTGTTATTTACTTTTACTTCAATTTGTTGTTGCCATAATAATACTTTCTCTGGATTACTTGGCCTGTACCAAGCAGTATGTTCATTCAAGAAAGTCTTATACTCTTCTAAAAACTTCCATGAACCTTTATCATTGATATAATCTTTTAGTGATGCACCTATCTTACATATAGAACCTTCTTCAAACCAATACTGATTTATGATTTTAGCCATATGAAAGTAAGAAGATGCTATCTGTCTTTTCTTTAGTATAGCAGAATGTTGATTATTAAGTTCAGCTATAATCTCATATAAAGCCATGTGGTATTGTGCATCTCTAACCTTTGCAAAACCATACTTCTTTTCTTCCTTATCAAAAATAGGCAGGAAGTTAAGCCACATATAATAGTCTCTAGTTAGATACCACTCTTTAGCTCCATCTTTATAGATAACACCTGTTCTACATTTATTCTTTTGATCTTCCCAATAATTAACAAAGTCTTTAGATCTAAATGGTTTGTTACAATAAAATCCTTGAGTATTAAAAACTTTTGCTTCATTATTAAATAATAATGCCATAGTGGTAAAATCATATTTACCGGGTTCTTTGAAAATACTTTCTAAGTATTCTCTAAATTCTAGATCTGATTCAAATGTAGTTTCAGTCCATTTTCCATTTTCATATGTAGGTATTACTCTACTCATATCTTATAATTGCAAATACATCTCCTGCTTGAAGAAGTAAATGCTCCTCACCTTCATGCTTCATAGGTGTAGGCATAGCATGCTCTGCATATTGTACAACATCACCAATACTTATCTCCTCTACATCAGCACCAATACCAACTACTGTACCCTTGTATTCTTTTTTTTGTGCAACTTCTGGAATTATAATACCACCTGCTGTTTTACTTTCTGCAGTGTGTCTTTTGATAAGTAATCTTTTACCTACTGGAATAATTATTTGTTTTTTCATTGTGTGGTTTTTTTAATATATTCTTGTTTATTTTTACTATTATACCATTCTTCAATGTGCTTATCAAAGTGCCATCTGTAATCAAGTCCTGAACAAAAAACCTGATCACATCTACTGCACTTTATAATAGGTTTGCACACTACATCTGGTCATATGCAAGTCCTGCACCCCCACGTACAGAACTTTGCTGTTCATCTTTCATATCACTAAATGCACCTTTGTAAGACTGTCTAATTTGTTCAAACTTAGCAGCTGCATTTACTAGTGCATTAATATTACCATCTCTACCATGCTCAATTTGTGTAGTCTCCATATACTTAGCAAGTCTATCTAACATAGATTTAATACCTACATAAGCTCTATACGTTGGAGTTTGATATAGTTTCTCACACATATCCTTTGCATATCTAATTGCAGGATCTTCAAGAGATTCTTCTAATTTTATTTCATCAACTATAATATCTTCTTTCTGATGTTCTGGTAAATTAAAAAAAGGATTCATATCTGGGTTAGGACACGTCATATAAAACAAATATTGATATACTTTCATATGTGTATCCGGATACTCCTCCTTTATCTTTTTTAGAAAAGGCAGTGTATAACAATGTTCAGTTAATACTACCTTATCATTCTGTATGTCAAATAATCTTACTATCATAGGTCATTACATAAATCTGCACAATTAATATTATCCATAATATTTTTAATTGAAGTATATGACTCTGTAACAAATATTGGTGCCATTATACCTCTTATGTATACTTGAGATCCTGCTAAATTACCATCTTGATCAAAAAGTTTTCCAACAGCAATTATCTGATGTCTATCACAATAAAAATCTTCAGTTTGACTATAATTAGTATAAGGTAATTCTACAGTTTCACCTCCTATGGTAGTAGCTCTTGTTTCTTGAACAGGAATTATTTGTTGAAACTGTATATTATTTGGGGGTAAGTAAGGTATCTTTGCCATAATTATTTATTTAATAGTTGTTTAAAATCTTCATATCCAATAACTAAAATTATTGGTGAAGCTTGATTTTGTAATAATACTTCTATATGAGTCTTTTTAAACTCACTAGTTGATACATGGAAGTATTCTTTAAAATATACCACAGTGGTCAAATCAATAGAGATCTGTGTATATTCAAATCTAAAATCTGTAGGAACTTTAGACTTTAATGATTGTATTGCAACAGCTGCAGTAAATTCAGTGTACTTCATCTTTTAATAATTTAAGTTAAGTTAATGATTTTCTTTTAACCACATCATTATGGAATTTACTTCATCCTTAAGATATGGTAGTTCATAAATTTTGATATTATCTATCACGGGCTCACCATTAATATGTTCATTAATAGGATACCCATTTGCATCTGTACCAACTTGTTTAAATTTTACATGTTGGATAGCTAACTTACCAATCTTAAGTTTAGGGTTGTGCTTTTTAATAATATACGCATAAATACTCAATTGTAAGTTATAATGATTTAAATTACAATCATCTAAATGACTTACAGGATTATACATTTTATTAGTAATACCTTCCCAATTGGTAAATCCTTTTTCTTTTATCTCTTTGTTAGTTTTATAATCAGTAATATTTATTACACCATCAACTATCTCAACTAAATCAGCCTGCCCGCATATGCCAACAGACTTTAAATACACTAAATGTTCTGGATAAACTCCATTATCTAACTTTTGAACAGGTGCAATTTTAACACCATTATCATCAGTTAGTGGTTTAACTATAGGCACCTCAACACCATTACGTTCAATAGTATTAAAGTCAAGCATGTCTGCTTCTCTTTGGTTATGATACCAGTTACCTAATGTTATTGCTCTATCTGTTTCACCATCCCATGCAGCAAGTATTTCTTTAGGTGTTTTACCATACCATTTAGATCTTTTGTTTTTAGAGGACTTCTTTGCTTGACCTTCTCTGTCAAACTTAGGCTTAAACTTACCTACTAAAGATGTAACACTCAACCAAGTAATATTATCTTGATCTATGCTCTCATATAAATGCCCATCCTCTTTAAATATTATTGCCATATTATATTGATATTGTAGTATACCAGTAACCTTCTTTGTTACATTCTATACTTGTTACTTCATTATCATAAATATAATTAATTGTTATCTCCATTTTTTTCTATTTGTTGGTTAATTATATCTTCTTCATCTTCTGTTGTTAATGCATCCCAAAAACCTTTAGGACACTCAGTAGATAAAGATCTTACTTTGAATGCAAGACTGCAGCCACATTCAGAACAACAAGGTTGTGTCCCTGGTGCTAAGCAACTATCTCCTTTAGCATCAAATAAAGAACATTTTATACATATCTGGAATCTATCAGTAGCAACTGCTTCAACATGTTGTTTTTTGAACATGGTATTTTTAATACCTTCTGCAATCATATCTGCATTCTTGAATATATCTAGATATTTAGACCAGCTTTTTGCCATTTTTAAATTCTTTTTTATTTAATATATCTTGTTCTATCTGTTTCATTGCAGCTTCCATTTGTTGGATATTCTTATGAATATCTTCACTCTTTGCAAAACCAGAATAAGTTCTCTTTTTTAAATTACCTAAGATACTTTTATTCTTTTTAATTGACTTATCTAATTTACTTTTTCTAAGTATAAAGGTTCCTAAACCATCTACTTGAACTCTAGGAAAATCTAAATTAGATAATGCCTTTCTAACTTTGCCAAAGTAGAAGCTTACAAAGTCATCAACCACTGATTGATGTACTCCTACTTCTTCTGCAATTCCTTCTTTTATTTTCTTATAACTCTTGGGTTTCACTTCCTAAAACTTTATAATCTAGTAATACCAATCCTTTTGTTTGTACGTTCATATCTTTATTAAGAGTAATAGTTTTTTTGTTAGTGCCCTTTTTAGTTAATAAGTTTTTCTTTTCAGCTTTTGTAATAGCATTTCTTGCAGATTGAGGGCTTTTAAATATACCCTTTGATACTAAATCTATACAAAATTTAGTAAGTTCAATATCATCTACTTTAGAAAGCTCAGCTAAAAACTTTAGATCTGAATTGCTAATTAATATATCATTAAAGAAACAATACGTAAGTATTTGATATCTTGATGATATATCAATATCCACTTGCATTTTTAAATCTACTTTATTAACTATTGCCATATTATAAACTTAAAATCATATCAACTAAATCTGGATGTGGATAACAATCTGACTTACCATGTCTTACATTACCATGTACAAGTAAACCTTTTACTTTACCATAGTAAGCATCCTCAATAAAATCAAATCCTTTTGTAGGTCCATATTTTTGAATAAATTGTTTTAAACCTAGTCTAATATCAACTCCATCTCTTTCTCCTACATATCTCAACCATTTTTCAGTTGCTTTTATTTGTTCTTCAGAATAAGCATGCCAAAATAATTTACCCTTGAATGCTTCATCTAACTGAATTATTTGTGATTCAGCACAAACACTTCCAACATACGTCTTCATATTTTCATCAAGATAGCCCATAGAGCAAATCTCAAGTCCAACAGAATGCCTGTTCATATATCCAGATCCAGTTTTACCAAGATGAAACCCTTGTGCACCTTCTGGAAAAGCTTGTACCATTACACCATTGTACTCATCATTTTCATTTCTGTGATTTACACCACCTAATACAAACTCTGTAGCTATTCTACCTCTATCATCTCTACCCCAATGATCTATACATCTGTATGGGTTAGAGCCTCCAGCTGTATGATGTAAAAATATATACTCATTATTTACAGGCCCTTCAACATACTCACCTTTGGGTAAGAAATGTCTATGTATTATTTGGTCATATTTAGTAGTAAAATACTGAGCTTTTACATCAGTATCTTCATCTATTTCTTCTGGTACTGCATAATCAAGATTAAGGAGCAAAGCCCACATATCATTGTCTACAATACCTGAAACTGGTAAATTTTTATCTAGTTGGAATCTTTCTACTGCTTTTTCCGTCATAGGTCCAAATACACCATCAGCAGATATTCCTAATTTTCTTTGTAAGGTTTTAACATCAGGCCCTTTACTGCCTATCTTTAGCATTCTCATGACTAATCAACCTTCTCAGCTGCATTTTCCATTGCTTCTTTAAATGCTTTTGCTTCTGGTGAGTTTGCTTTAACACCTTCTTTCTGGGCAGCATACTGCTGTGCCATAAACATTTGTGCTTGCATTCTCTCAGCTCTTGATTTTTCAATTAAAGCTAATAGTGATTCATACTCAGCTTGTACTTCAAGATGAGGTATGTTATCTTTGTAAAATGCTGTTATTTCTTCTCTACGTTGTGCTAATTCCTCTTTGCTAAGTTTAGGATCTTTTTCATTCAACGTGTTTTCAGTTGGTTCTGCGTTTTGTGCCATTGTAATTAAATTTAAAATTAAACATTAAAGCAAATATATACAATAATAGTTTAAATCAAAAAAGTTTAATGACTTTTTCTTAAATTTTATTACGTTCTAATATAGTTATTACGGATTTTAGATCTCTTGAGTTGTAAAAACGTATGCCTGCTTGATGAGTACCTGGGCATATAAACTCTACATACCAGTCTTTTCCTTCTACTTGATCATTACCAACAGAAAAAAAGTCCATACCAGCTATGCTATAGCTATAGTAATATAGATTATCTTCAGTTTTTACTTTCTGAAAACCTAGTTTCTTTATTGCTGCCTCTGTCATACCCTACCATTTTACCTTGTGTGACCAGTATCTAGCTGATAACTTAGATGGTTTTGCATCTTGTGCATTATGCCTTGCATAATATGATTTCCTTCTTGCTTTGTCTTTAGCTGACTTTGGATTTTTACCTGCACCTTTTACACCTTGTTGACCAAATCTAATTAATTTAGTCTTATCACCTACCTTTGCTACAACAACATGTGACTTTTTTGGATGATTGGGTGTACGTTTAGGTTTATTATAGCCTGAAACGCCTGCTCTAACTAACTTAGGATCTCTTTTAGAGCCTCCTTTTTTATATTTCATATGATGTCCCATACTTATTTTTTTATGGCCAATTTGATGGCTGAGGTGGTCTTATATTTGGATCTTTCATTTTTATTATTGTTTAATCATTACTATTCCTGGTACATTTAAAGGTGAATTTCCTGTACCATCTGTTTGAAATAAGAATCCAGTTTCTAATCCACCCTGAGCAGCATCTGCATCATCAGCATATGCAGGTAAACTATTTGTAAACTGTAATCCTCCAGCTGTTTCAATAGGAGCATTCATCTTATTTAAAATAAATCTATGCGTGCCACCTACATTAGTTGGACCAACATCATGATATATACCTGTATAATCAGTGTGAGCTGCATTTGCATTATTATTATCTACGTTAATAAAAATAGCTCTGTGATCTGTAATAGTACCAGCTTGCATTGCTACATCATAATAATAACCATAGGCAAAGTTTACAACCATATTTGGATTGTCTGTAACCTCACTACGTGCATAATTAGATATTTGATAGTCTAATTGACTACTAAGTCCTGTTGAATTTGGATCATTAGATTTTACAGTTCCCGTAACACCATAAAGTGTACCTCCAGTGCTAGCACTAGATCCACTGTCTGGTCTATATCTAGCTTCAAAAACACCTCCAGATGCAGTTGAAAAAGGACCGCTACCTGTAAATTGTTGTCTTCCTTGAATTGCTACAAATTGACTTGAACCTGAAATAGATGTTCCAGAAAATTTATTCTCAAACCATGCTAATTGATTAATACCAGATGCAGCAGGTTGACTAAAATCACTTGTTGCTGCAAACTTAATAACTCCTGGCCCAATAAAATTCTCAGGTTGATCAGAAACAAATTCAATAATACCATTTCTTACTGGTGCAGTAAAGCTACTACTTGGTGGATTTATCAAAGAAACACCTGTATCATTTTGAAACATCAAAGAGTCTCCTATAACACTCTCAGGACCATCTGTATAGATTGTAAAGTAATTAGTAGTACCACTTCCTGTTACCTCACCTTCATCAAACTCAGCTCTGAGATCACGTAATGATATTAATCTATTATCCATCTTAGGATCATATGCATAAATACCTTCTGGTCCTTGCATCCTACCTAAAACTAAATAGTCTCCTGGTTCTGTTTTTTTTACTACTTTCTTTCTAGAAAGCAATCCCATCATGTCTTGTAATATATTTCCCATTTTATGTCTGTATTGTTGCTCCTGGATTAAGCGTAGTATCATTTGTTTCATATGCCAATACACCTTTTAAAACCAAACTACCACTTGAAGGAATATTGGATTCTTTAATAGTAACAATGCCATGTACCCCATTACTGGCAACAGAAGGTGTATTTAAATTAATAGAAGCATCACCTACTAGAGCTGTATTATATGTATATGTAAAATTAGTTGCTATTACATCAAATCCAGTACATTGCACTGTTCTTGCATCTTGATACAAACCTGAATTACCTGCATCATATGGCCATCCTTGTATTGTTAAAAAACCATTATTTCCAGCTGATTTACTAATATTTGCTACTTGAATTAATATATTGAACTCACATTGAACAAGAGTTCCATGTCTCATCCATCTACCTTGATTTATAGCATATGAGCTTATATTCCATCCTGGTTCAGGTGTGGTAGTATTAGACATTGCAATAACTTGTGGTGTCCAGTTACCTTTTGTTTCAGAAATTCCACCACCACCACCACCAGAAGCATTTATTGTTACATCACCTGTCCCGCTTACTGGACTTATTGTTACGTTTGTGCCTGCTATAATAGAAGTAACACCACCACCTCCACCTCCACCAGCAGCTGTTTCTATAACATTTCCTGATGAATCTACTGATAAATTGTATGCAGCTGTGCCTGTAAATGTACCAGTGCCATATTGATTAAATTGTACTTCACCAGTATTATTAATTTTTATTCCATCTACATTATTTGCTTTAAGAGTAAGTCTGTTTGTAGCAGTTACAAGACTATCACCTGTAAATGTGCTTATAATATTAAATTGAGATGAGGTTGAAGAATTTCCCCCAAGGTCAGCCACGCTAATTGGCCCATTTGTTGATAAGCTTGCTTGACCTGTGGATGAAAGCGTGCCAATTGCATTAATAGTACCAAAAAGATCTACGCCACCAGTGGTTGTTTCTAATTTCTTACTATTGTCATAATATAGTTCTACAGCACCATCAGTAATAAATTTAGCCATAGTTTCTACAGATGTAGGACTCATTCCACTACCTTTATTTATTTGAACACTTGCACCATTAGTTGATATAAGTAAATCACCTGTACCATCATCTTGTATATATGAATTATCTGTGTCGTGGTAAATTTGTAAATCTGAACCTGTACCAAATTTAGCTCTTTCACCATCTTCAAACCTAATATTTCTTGTAAAAACAGTTTCTGATGCACTACCATCTAATTTAAAATATGCAGCAGTACCACTAGCTCCATCATCACAATTAAATATTATATCTTTGCCATCATCATCATTTTGTATTATTAAATCTCCTACTTCATTTTCAATATAACTATCAGTACCATTGTGATATATTTTTAAATCCTGTGAATCACCTAATCTTATTTTTTCATTATCTCCTAAATCAAGACCATCACAAGTAATAGTTCCTGTTACATTAGCCTGTGTAGCTCCAGCGTTTTGTGAGAACATACTATCACCTAAAACTCCGTTTGGTCCATCTGACCATAATGGAAGTGTATTAGTTGTGCCGGTACCTGTTACTTCTCCTTCTCCTGTACCAAATTGAGCTCTAAGATCTTTTAGAGAGATAAGTTCATTATGCATCTTAGGCGTGTTAAAAATGCTATCATCAGCATTAGGTCTTCTTCCTAATACAAGCATATCCGTATCCTCATAAGTTTTTACTACCCTTTTACGGCTTAGTAAACCCATCATATCTATTAATATATTACCCATTTTTATTTCTTTTTACGTCTTGTTGTTCTTTTACGAGTAGTTTTCTTAGCTCCTGTTCTATTCTTACCTTTATGAAGTCCATGACTAGCATGTTGTTTACCTGCTCTGGTTGCAGCTCTTTTCTTTTTATTTGCTGCAGCTAACTTTTTTCTACCACTTTTGGTACTCTTAAGCTTTGAAATAGTCTTAGAAGGTGCATATACCTCACCTGTCTCTGAACTTTTCTTTCCAGAAGGGGTTCTCCATTTTTGCTTAGTCCATCTATCTAGACTTTTTTGTTGTTTAGTCTTTGCCATTACTTGCTATGTCTCTTTTGTATTTTAAATTTTGCAGTTAATGATGCACCAGGATGTTTAACAAACTTTCCTGAATGCTTCATAAGCTTAAAACCAGAGCCATCTTTCATCCAATGAAAGCCAGCAGGAGCTTTTACAGACTTCATACTTGTAGATCCGCCTTTCTTGTATACGCTCTTAGCCATAGCTTTTGCAGCTTTAGTCTTGCTTTTTTGCTTATTTAGTGATCTTTTTCTTCTTGCTTTTTTCATAATCTTTAAATATAAATTCTATATACCAAAAGGCAAAGTCAATTATAAATGCCCTGTATTCTCCATGATAGTTTGTTATAGTAATCCCAAATGCTAAATGTTGATATATGCTACCTGTTCTTATTTTCATTTGGTAAATGTCCTCCCATTATTTCTTAGATTTATAACCTCCACCGGCTGCTTTGTAACGTTTAGCTAACATTTGAGCTTTACGTGCTGACCACTGTCCTGGTCTACCACCTTTGCCTCCAGCTTTGATTGAGTTAAACAATCTTTTACGAAGTCCCGGTTTAGTATAGTTTCCACTACTATTAACGGTACTTTTCTTTTTTTTACTTGATTTCTTAAGTGCCATAATTATTCTCTTATAGTTTCCGGATACGCCTTATGAAGAATACCTAGAAGCTTTTGACACTTTTCATACTCTTCTTTTTCTATCCAATGATCAATCATATTCTCTAACTCATGCTTTTTAGGTCCACAATCAGGATCAAAGGCCATAACCATTTGTTCTTTGTGATCAAAGTTGTAACCCAATAATTCATCAAAAGTAATTTGACCTGAAAGGACTAAGTAAGCATTATTATATGCCTTATCCAATAAAATTTCTTCTAGCTGTCTCTGCTCTATTTGACTCATAATGTCATCCTTCTCTTCTGGATAATTGTCTTTTGCCATTGTGTTTTAATTAAGTTAGGAACTCTTTTATAAGAACAATATAGTGATTTTTGGAATTTTATAAAAGTGATTGGCCCACAAATATGCCCCGTACTCCTGTAAAATTTTTTTTGCCCCCCACCAAAAAGTTGTGTGTTTTGCATTCTCATAGGGTTCTACACTTCTGCTCCCCAGCTATAAATTGCGTAGTGGATACCCCCTATGCTTAAAATAATTGTATAACTTAAATAATTAAAATTATGTCAGTATTCTTCAGAAAATTAAGAATCAATGAAAACACAGGCACAGCCACAATCATTGTAACAGACAAGCCTATCTCTAACAAAGTAGGAGAACTTGTAGGAATGAAAGTAGGAACAAGAGTATCACAAAACATCACGTTTGGTGTCTTGTCTCTTATAGACCCTGAAACAAACAAAGTAATGGGAGCTAATCATCCAACAATTAAAGCATTGCAAAACAAACTCAATCAAGGAGATGAAATGCAAGGCTTTAAACTATCTGATAATCCGGTAGTAGATTTAAACACAGGGGAAGAAACAAACCTGCGTTGGGTAGAGCAAGTGTAAAAACTGCAGAGAATAGTAGACTGTGTGTGTAAAAGCACACAGTTACTGCTATCTTCTCCCTTTTTTAACTGCAAACTACCTGCAGGTCTGCTCCCAAGCTATATTTTGCACAATAGTTACTAATTATTGCTGTAAAAAAAATAAATTATGTGTGTTGCACAGAGAATGTGAGGTCAATATACCCACAAAAACCCACTTGTTACCACATAATATTTTCTATAGCACCTAATAATATAAATATAGCTAACGTAACCATAACTAGAGGAATGTGGATCAACAATACCAATAAGACTACAAGTTATGGGTTAGCTTATATAGTATTATGTCTTTCCTCTATAGGATAATAGGCATAGTACCCGCAAAATTTCACGTGAAGGAGCAAACAAAACCGTAGAAGACAACATATAAACATATAGGCTCAGTTGTAATAAGCTGTTACAAGGTTGATGACAAACCCATGGTATTTGAGTTGTTCACCTTATGGTCTGAGTCTTATGGCTTCCTTCAATAATAACAACAAGTATGAAAATAGAATTTAATAAAACGGAACCCTTTGTATCATGGGGCAATGCTATTGGTATAGTACTATATAGCAGAGAAAATGATACACACGTTAACTTCTTTACTGGTGATATGACTCATAGTCGTGTTAACCGTGAAGAGTTGGGATCACCATCATTGGTGGAATTAAAGCTAGAGCTTGAGAGAAATGACTCATTGAGATATCTAGCTGAAGAGAACAAATTAATAACCGTAACACATCAGCATGCAATAGACTTTCTAGAGTATGCTACTAGTTACAATTAAAACAAGTATTATGAAAAAAATAATTTATTTAATGGTAGTATGCTTTATAGCACTACCAATACTACAATCATGTAGCTCATCAAGAGGTATGTGTAAGTCAAAGAAGAAGTATTACAAGTCACAAAAGTGCTGGAATTCTAAAAAACAAAAGATGGTAAGATGTTGAGATTGATTCCAATATTCCTTTTTGCAGTATTGATTACAAGCTGTGAAAAGGAGCCTTTGGAAACAGAGGTACAAAATGATATCCTAAGAGTATATTCTATTGGATATGATAATAGTATGAATGCTTATCTCTATGTAGCATACTGGGAAGAACATCCTAGTAATGGTACACTAGCAATGAATAAGTTTCTGGATAACTATGATAACTTTTATAATACAGTATGCTTAGCTAATAACCAGTTTATTTACTGTAATGAAGACTATTACCATATGTTTAATCAAACATTAGATGGTAATAATTGGTTATCTAATCCAGATGTTGTGTTTTGGTCAGTGAATAATTATTTTCCTATACCAAATGAAATCTTTAATGATAGTAATTCACCTGTAGGTAATGGTTCACATTACTATGCAGAACATAATATTAACGTAAGTATTAGTAATAATGATAATATAGTTTATCTCAATTAAAAATCAGAAAACATGAAAAGAATATTCAGAGCAATAATTAAGATACTATTTGTGGTAGTTATACCAGTAATAGTATCTGCTCTGGTTATTAAGTTCTTTCTTAATTACCAGGGTGATAATTGGATAGGTGATCCTATAGTAGGATTAGCTGTCTTAGGAATAGTAGTAGTATGGGCTAACGCATTGTTTTACACAGTGTTCTTAGCCAAGACAAAAGTATTACCAAAGATTACAGTAAGTACAGTACCAATGTTTGGATTTGCAATAGGTGCAGATCTATCACGTAGTCCTTGGTCATGGATAATTCTTATACCTTTTGTCTCAATAGAATTTAAAACACCGTATGAAAACAATGAATCAAATACTCTTTAGATTACTATTAGTCTCAATAGTATTTGGGTCAGTGGTAACTTGCTGTTATGGGCAGCAAAGTAAAACCCATAATATAAGAACCTATTTTCCAGTACCAGAAAACTATGAAAGAATCTTCAAAGATGCATATTCAGAGTGGTTGATTGAACATCCACTCAAGAATTTTAATCGTGTAAAGTACTTTGATGGTAGAGTCAAACATAATGATGGCATATATGCTGCTGTGTTTGACTATGATATTGGTAAAAGAGACTTACATCAGTGTGCTGATGCAGCTATATATCTTAGAGCATCATACAATTATGCAAGTAAGTTTCAAGATAGGTTAGGATTTCACTTTACTAACGGAGATCAAGCGTGGTATTTAGATTATCTAAATGGTGCTACGTATATACCCGTTAATAATGGTGCTGACATAGAGATAGTATGGAACAAACCACGTAAAGATAACTGCAATACGTTTAGAAAGTGGCTTGATGCCGTATGGACCTATGCTGGCACTTGGTCAGTAGAACAATATGATACTGACCCAGTAAGTATTCTAGAAATACAACCTGGTGATGTCTTTATACAGGGAGGATTTCCTGGTCATGCAGTAACAGTAGTTGATGTAGCAGAAAATGATAGAGGTCATAGGATCTTTATGCTTGCACAAAGCTATATGCCTGCACAGGAACAACATGTATTAATAAATCCGGCCATAGGTGATGTATGGTACTCAGCAGATAATATGTCATATATTTTCACACCTGAGTGGACCTTTGAGCCAACAGATTTACGTAGATTTAAAAAATAAAGACCACATATGGACCACTAACAATACCAGTAATTAACTATATACTATATCACTAGTAGATAGGCCTTGTCATAAAAGCTATGGTTGAGTAGTGGAAACCAAAAGGGGTAGATCTCTACCTTTTTCTCATACTTGTTTAGGTATGGGTGACACCCCTTTAAACTTTTTAATAAATAATTATGTCAAATAAAACAGTTACATTACCGGAGATCACAACAAATAAGATCTTCAAACAAATTATAGATCCTAGAGCAGTATCAAATAAATCTAATAAAGATTATATCTCAGATATGATTTTTAATGCCTTAGATGAACATACAATACAACATATCATTACACTTATGCTAATGGATGTAGAGTATAAAGTTCTTTCTATAGGAGATTATGTACGTGTAAAGCCAATAAGTTATCATGAAGGACAGGAATATGAATCAGATGTCTTAAAAGATATGGGTCTTATGCACTCTAGCGGTAAAGTATATGGCTGTATTAAAGGTGATGCTTCTTGGTCATCAGGTTATAACCCTTTCTATAGTAAGTTAAAAGTTGATCTTCACTATCATGATGAAGATAAACAGCTTAAGCTTGTAGAGAAAGATATTAATCCTCTTGAACTTGAGTATGTAAGTAAAGGACATATAGCTTACTTTAAAAACAAAAAGAAAACTAAAGAAAAAAAAATATGCCTAGACTCTCCAGAGCACTTATAAGTTTTGAATACAGAAAATACAAAGGACCAGATCCGTTTGGTCTCTATATGAATACAAAGTATCTGTTAAAAGATCTCAAACTTGCTGAAGAGTTAGATAACAATGTAGCATTATTGAGGTTATTAAAAGATCATGTACCAGAAGAAGAGAGATAGATATGGAATAGTTAAACATCAAGTGCTTACTGATCCAAATCTATCTATACAGGCTAAGGGTTTGTATGCAGTATTATGCTGCTATGCAAATGCTAATAGGTTATGTTGGCCTTCAATTAGCACATTAGCTGATGATACTGACACAAGTCAAACATCAGTTAAAAGATGGATTAGAGAGCTAAAACAACATAATTACATAAGAAGAAAAGGCAGGAAGCTACAAATTATATAACCGTTAGCTATATTACTGCTGATTATTTTTGAAACAGACCAAATATGGACTTTTTATATTGAGTCAGAAAGGATTATATTATTATCTTTGATAAACTATTAATAAGATAATGATTATTCAACTTCCTAATGGACGCATAATAGAATGTTCACTTGAACAGTATCTCTCATTAACAGATGAAGAGTATAATGATCTTAATGGTCTTAGTTCAGCATATACTAAGGAAGTGGGTGACCCGTTTTACAATAAATTTTCTAGAACATCAGTTGTTGATGTCATTGTCTCAGAACAAATTGAAGAGAATGAACCAGCATTAGATGAAATAGATGCTTTTGAAAAACTAGATGACCCGTATTTTCACTCAGATGATATTTAAATCATCAATTATTATTTTATTCACCCTTTAAATTTTTTAAAAATGCAAAATTCAGTAAACATCCTGGCGGATGACATGGGTAATGTTATACGTCAATCAAGTTCAAACTCAGAGTATGGCTATGTAAGGCTACAACAACAAAGAGTAACCTTTAGCAATACAGGTTGGGTTAAGAACTCAAACATTACAACACTATTACATGGTAAGATGGAAGATCTTCAAGCTTTAAATTTGAAAGCTGATGATACTTTACCAGGTAAAATTATTATCAAGGAGTCATTAGAGCCATTTAGCAATAATGATCCTGATAGAGATTTTAAATATGCAGGAGAAACAGGCATTATATGTGCTGTTGATGGCCAACCTATCTATAGGAAAACATTCTTTGTAGCAGATGCTAACGCAGAGGATGTACTTATTGCTCATACTAATGGTGATGCTATTAGAGAAGCAAATGGTCAAAACACTGGTGTAAAATTAGATAAGGTCACATCTGCTGAAGCTTTCGGAATTGATAATGAAGAGGCAGAAACAGAAAAAGTTAGTGATGATGTAGAAGAAACTGTAGCTGAAAAGGAAGAAGTTGTTGAAGAAGAAACTTTTGAGCTTTAATCAGGTTTTCTGAAGATGAAAGGGGATAGTTAAGTGGCGTCAGGACCCACTTGCTATCCCTGGACATCAATTCCACTATAATCATTTACTAAACTTTTAAATAAACATGTATGTTATCTCAAGATCAAATCCAAAAATTAAAACTTAATGAAAGAGAATTAGAATTAAGCAGACGCAGAGAGCGTTATGAATACTTAGGCTTATTATCTGAGTATCAATTACATCCACCTTCAATAGTAAATACACTAAACTACCAGAAGTTAAACCCGTATCAACATTTTTTGTTTAAACGTGTACTTCATGGTCTTAATGTGTATAAACCTGAAGAAGTTAAGAAGTTACACTGGGATAAAAGAAGAAGAATTACAAGAGTATGGAAACGTGGGCAAAGAGAAATCAATGCTTGGAAACAATACCTTTGTAATAAGAAAATAAATCAGTATCTTAGGGAAACTTTTAAACACAGTCCTTTAGCACAGTATATTGCAAATATACCAGCTGAAGAAACTTTAGAAGATTACAATAACACAATGACATTCAGAGACTTAGGTCTAACATATGAAGATGTTATACTTAAATTCTTGTCACTGGGATTATTACCACGTAATTACTTTAGTATAAAACCAAATGAGTATCAGAAAAGTCTCAAATAAAATGTCAAAGATTAATGCTAAGTATGCTAAACAGCGTAAAGAGTATTTATCTAACAATCCTATCTGTCATGCAAAGATCTATAAGTGTTCTTTGCATGCTACAGATATTCATCACAAAAATGGCCGTGGTATATACCACTTAGATGAATCCACATGGTTACCAGTTTGTAGAAACTGCCATATGTGGATAGAAGAACATCCAGCTGAAGCCTATGAATTAGGTTTTTCAGGCTCAAGATCATAAATTTATGGTCCCATAGCTCAACTGGATAGAGCAACAGCCTTCTAAGCTGTAGGTTCTAGGTTCAAGTCCTAGTGGGATCACATATGGCCGGATGATGGAATTGGTAGACATGACAGACTTAAAATCTGTTGGGCTGTTAGCCCGTGTGGGTTCAAGTCCCACTCCGGCTACTTGCACTCTTAGCTCAGTTGGTCAGAGCAACCGGCTCATAACCGGTAGGTCACAGGTTCAAGCCCTGTAGGGTGCACCTTGCAAAAGAAATAGTATGAAGAACAGAAATAAAATTATCATGATAAGGTTACTTGCCTGGTCATTAATAATAGGAATAACAATATTTATATGGTACAACTTAATACATTGGATAGTGTTTCTAATAGGGATATAGTCCAATCTGATGCACTTAAAGTTGCATTAGCAAATAAAAGATGTGGCTTGGGTATATCAATGGGTGTTGGTAAAACACGTATTGCTATTGAACATCTATATAGTAATTATAACCCTCTTATATGTGCACTAGTTGTAGTACCAAAACTCTCTATTAGAGATAGCTGGATAGATGAACTAAATATCAGCACAAAATATAGTGATCTATTAGATCATATTACATTCACTACATATCTATCACTTAATAAACATAATCCTAATGATTATGATATAGTATATCTAGATGAATGTCACAGCCTAAAAGAGTCTCATGAGACCTTCTTAAACCAGTTCTCTGGTAAGATATTAGGCTTAACAGGGACACCACCAAAGCATAAACACTCAGAAAAGGGTAGACTTGTGCAAAAGTATTGTCCCATGAAATACCTATTCAACGTAGATAAAGCTACTGACTCAAAGATATTAAATGATTATAAGATCATTGTACATGAGTTAGAGTTATCTAAACTACCAACTTTAAAGAAAAAGAGTAAAGCCGGTGGCTTTTGGTATACATCTGAGAAGAAAGATTATGACTATGTAACGTCAAGATGCAGGGACGCACAGACTCAAAAGCAAATACAATTTGCTAGAATCATGCGTATGAGAGCATTAATGGACTATACAAGTAAAGAAAGCTATGTAAAGAGTATGATCAGTAATATTTCTACTAAGTGTATTGTATTTGCAAATACTCAGAAACAAGCAGACAGAATATGTAAGCATAGTTATCATTCTCAGAATCCTAAGTCAGAGGAGAACCTTGAGTTATTCTCTGACGGTAGGATAGATAAGTTATCTTGTGTATTACAATTATCAGAAGGTGTTACAATACCCAACTTAAAACAGGGTATTATTATGCATGCATATGGTAATGAACGTAAGACTGCACAGCGTATAGGTAGATTGCTAAGGCTTAATCCAACTGAGACAGCAGTATGTCACATATTGTGTTACAAAGGAACACAAGATGAAAGATGGGTTGATCAAGCTTTAAATTCATTTGATAATAATAAAATTCAAAGGTATAATCCACTAAATAGATAATTATGGGAAAAATGAAAGAAATATACATGCAAATGATAGAGCATGAATATAATGGTGATTATGATGCACATATGCAAGAACTTGCTAGACAAACTTGTGAAGAGTTTATATCTGTACCAGAAGAAGATTGTAGCAATTGTGATACACCAGTTATAGTTAGAAATGAAAACACTGCAATTTGTGAAGCTTGCGGTGTAGAATATGTATATGTAAATGGAAGTAAAAGATTTAAATGATGAGAAATATATTTAAAAAAGTTCCTAAGCGTTATATAACATTGGCAGAGCGTAGGAGAAAAAAAGAAATGGAAATGCAAATAGTTAATGTAATAGGTATAATATTTATAGCTATGATATTAGTTATGGGTGTAATACTTTTAGCAACATGACAACTAAAGGAACAATAGAAATAGATATAGAAGGAACAGAAGTAGAGTTCCATTATACTTATGAATCAGGAGATCCAGGAATACACACTTATCCTAATGGAGATCCTGGAGTGCCTCCAACAGGGCCAGATATTACAGTTACAGCAGCATATGCTGTAGTTGAAGATAAGAATGGGTCTCAAGTATATGTAGATATTCTAGATGTACTTGAACCTCATATAGATTTAGATAGTATAGAAGAACAAATCATTGAAGATAATGAACCATAATGAAAAAAAAGAAAGAACAGTTAAAGGAACAAAATATATATTAGAAAATGGAAGATGGATTAAAGCTCCATCTACAGAATTAGATCCTCATGACCCAGATTATAGTTGGGATTGGGATCTAGAAAATAGAAGATAATGAAAGAACATGTAAAAAACCTGGTGTGTCTCAAAGTTAATCATGCAATAGATATGTTGAATGAAATTGATATACACCCAGGTACTGATAGTAGAAAGCTGGATACAGCCATTATCTTATTAAATGAAGTTAAAAAATACTGTAAGTTATGACAGAAGAAGATTATGAATATAGGCAAGGTAGAAGTAAACGTCAATACAGAAACTCTGCAATAGCAGTAGTAGTAAGTGTTGTAAGTTTACTTTTATGTTGTCTTGTACAAGCAATAATATCATGAAAGATCAATTATTTGTAGAAGCCCGTGTTAAAAACGGTGAATTACATTTCCCTATAAAAGCTTATGAGATTAAGTTTAAAAACTTTCTTAAAGAGCAGCCTGAAAGCGTAAGGCTAGATATATTCATAGGTGTGAATGATAACAAAGGTAGTAACCCGCAGTTAGCAAGAATACATGCTATGATCAGAGAGATAGCTAATGAGATAGGTCATACATTTGAAGAGGTAAAGCTACAAGTAAAACGTAGAGCAGGACTATGTTTTGTTAAAAACAATGTAGAGTTTTGTAAATCCTTTGCTAAATGTGATAAAGATGAACTAAACCTAGCTATACAAGCAGCTTTAGAAATAGGAGACTTTAGTGGTATGCAATTAAGATGAGCTTATACCAATTTTATCTGCTATATCAACTATTTTTTTCCAGGCTTCAGTATCAAGTAAGTCTTGATCTTTATTGCCTTCATTAATAGCTTTAGCATTAGCTGTTATAGTTTCAACTAAATCAGCAGGTACTTCAACATCAACTTTTTTGACTAGACCTTGCTCTCTTGCTTCATATCTAAAATATTGAATTAGGGACATTAAGAAATATAGATGTCTTTGAAAGTCATTATCAAGACTCATGTCATCTGTTATTTCTTTTCCCTCAGCAGTATATGTAAGTATTTTTTCAATTTTAGCTATAATGTCAGGAATCTGCATCTGCTGTTCTTCAGAGGCATCAAGAATAAATTTTGATACAATTTGCTGAAGACCAATAATATATCTAGGATTAATAACTAAACCCTTCATATCTTTATCAAAGTTATAAGAGTCTATTTGCTGCTTTCTAGTATTTTCTGACATAATTATAGTAATTTAAAACAAATATATGGAAAAAATTAGTGTTGACATAGTAAAATTAAGAGAAAATTTAAATGAAAAACTAGAATCATCAGGTTGGGACAGAATGTTATCACCTTATGTAAATGGTTTGAACTTTGACTATATAGTAAATGCTTTAGTAGATAATGTTAATGCAGGTAAAAGATTTACCCCAAAATTTAAAAACATATTTAATGCATTTAAAGAGTGTCCATATGATGATCTAAAGGTTGTCATAGTAGGACAAGACCCTTATCCTCAGCTTGGAGTGGCTGATGGTATAGCATTTAGTTGCTCCAACAAAGGAAAAGCAGAAAAATCCTTACAGTATATAAATAAAGCATTAGGTACTAATCACATAGATTTAAGATGTTGGTCTAACCAGGGTGTGCTGTTAATAAATACAGCACTAACCGTGGAAGTCAATAAGATTGGATCACATTATCACTTATGGAAAAGTTTTGATGAATATTTATTTGAAGGATTAAATAGATGTTGTCCTGATACTATCTTTATCCTTATGGGTAAGAAAGCAGAGGAATGGCAAACCTATTTAACAAATTGTAAAGTTCTAAAATGTGCTCACCCAGCATCAGCTGCATATAGAGGTGGAGAATGGGATTGTAATGATGTCTTTAATAAGACAAATGAAATCCTGAAAAAGCAAAATAGAACTTGTATAAATTGGTAATTTTTCCTATATTTATAAACTTTAAAACCAACATGTAAATGTCTGATTATCACAAACATAGAGCAATAGAAGCGTTTAAACGTCATTTCAAAACAGAACATGGTGTTGATGTATATGTATTCCTTCCAAAAGTAACACATGCAAGATTTAAAGTAGATCTTAACCTACTTGAAAGCTGTACATACAATGCATTTATTAAAAATAACCCTGACTTAAAACATATTAAGTCAATGAAAGATAGAGTTAGAACTAGAAGATTCATGGCTTATTATCAAGCAATGTGTCAAATTGCTTGGGTAGATGGTCATAGAAAAAATTATATAGCAAATTATCTTGGAAAAAATCATGCTTCAATAATAAATGCTATTAGACAGGCTGATAACTTCTTCTTCGCAGAAGATAAAGAGTTCTTGCATGCCTATAGAGAAATATTAAAACAAATTTTAAAAGATGTGGGAACTATTCCAAAGAATCTTAAAGAGAAACTTAAGTCCAAATCAAGTGTTGATCCTATTTGGGATGAAGCAAGGCGTTTCATTGCCCAAGACAACTGATAAAGATAAAACTGAATTAGTAAACTTAGGATATTTAAACCTTGAAGATGGACAATATACACTGACAAGAGAAGCTAAGCTTCTGATAGTGTCACTTGATAATTATTTTATAAAAGCTAAGAAGAAGACTGATATCCAGCTTATGGGTAAGAATCATGTTGATAAGATAAATGCATACAGAGAGATATTTCCTGCTAAGAAACTACCTAGTGGTAAACCAGCAAGGAATAATGTAAAAGCTCTTGGTGAAGCATTTAGATGGTTCTTTGAAACATATGATTACACATGGGATGATATAATAAATGCTACTAAAATGTATGTAAATGAGTACAGGGACAAAGAGTATATGTATATGCAAACTAGTCAGTACTTCATATGCAAACAAGATAAGCATAGAGTAAAGCATTCTACATTAGCTGACTACTGTGATATGATACTAGAAGGTATCAGCACAGAAGATGAACACTTTAAAGAAAATGTTGTATGAAAAAGACCACAGATGCATGGATTGGACAATATGCAGCCTTTAATGAGGCACTTAAATATATGTATGCTAGATCTACCGGTGAGGAAAAATCTATATATACGCCCTGGCCAAAGTTCAATGATGCTACTACTGATGGTTTAGAATGGAATACACTAACTGTTATTGGTGGTAGGCCTGGCTCAGGTAAAACACTAATAAAAGATCAAATAGTAAGAGAATCATTCTTACTTAATCCAAATGATAAATTCAGAGTTTTAGAATTTCAATTTGAGATGGTAGGAAGAACCTCAGCTATTAGAGAGTTTAGTTCAATTACAGGTAAAACCTATAAAGAACTATGTAGTGCAGGGTCAACACTTTCTTCAGATGTATTAAATCAATGTCATTTGTATGCTAAAGAAAGAGTTAAGTATCCTGTTGATATTGTATCTACTCCTATGACTGTAAATCAAATGCGTGAACAAATAGATAGATATATGAATCATCACAAGGGTATACCAACAATAGTAACGTTGGATCACAGTATGCTGGTTAAAAGAGCACCATATCAGAATAGTACATTAGATATGCTATTTGAGTTAGGTGAGTTCTTTACACAGTGTAAAAGAGATTATCCATGTTTATTCATTTGTTTATCACAGTTGAACCGTAACATTGATAATCCAGATAGGGCTATAGATGGCAAGTATGGTAACTATATTCTTGAGTCAGATATATTTGGCTCAGATGCAATGCTACAGCATGCAGATACTTTAATAGGTATTAACAGGCCAGCAAAGCAGAAAATTAGATACTATGGTCCTGATAGATATATAATTGAAAATGATAGGACATTGGTATTACATTTCTTAAAAGCCAGAAATGGTGATGCAAGAATGTCATTCTTTAGAGCAAAGTTTGAACAAATGCAAATAGAAGAGATGCCAACTCCAGGACAACAAGAAAGAAGATGATAAATACTAAGAATATAAATAAAAGTAAGATGGGACTAACACCAGAGCAACGCAAAGTAAAAGTTGCAAAATTAAGAGAAGAGCATGAAGATTACTTTCAGACAGAAGGTAAGATAAATGCACTATATATACCTAAGATGGCTTACAGGCCAACAGGTAAAGATGACTTACATGTATCATTCTTCCCAAGTGAGCTTGAGAAAAATGAGGATATATATACTGAGTTTGTGAGTATAGATTATGAAAGTGAAGATCCTAAAAGGACTCTTTATCTACATAAATATAATCCACATTGGAAAGATGAATATGAAATGATTACATCTAGCTCAGGATTTCAAAGACATATCATACCTGTAAGTGAATTGAAAGTTATTAATGATGTAACTAGTAGAGCAGGAAGTCAGATTATTGACTTTGCAAATCCAAACTTACCTAACCCTGATGAAAATATAGTTTCAGAAGATAGTAAGCTGATTGATAAATTAGAAGATATTAATCAGTCAATAATAACATTAACAAAAGTAATAAATAAATTAATTAAATAATGGCACAAAGTATTTTAGTTATTGCTGATTCAGGTACAGGAAAGTCTACCTCTATCAGAAATTTAGATCCAAAAGAGACTTTCATTATAAATATTGCTAATAAACCTTTGCCTTTTAAAGGTTGGAAAAGCAAGTATACACAAATAAGTAAAGATAACCCAAAAGGTAATCTTACTTCAGCTGCTACAGCTGCTGGTATCATTAAAGCTATGAAGCATGTTAATGATAAAATGCCAGAAGTCAAAACAATTGTTGTTGATGACTGGCAATATATGAGTTCTTTTGAGTATTTTGATAGAGCACAGGAGAAAGGTTATGATAAGTTTACTCAGATTGCATCCAACTTAGCTATGGTTGCAAAGCTTCCAAAAGATCTGAGAGATGACTTAACAGTTTTCTTCTTAACTCATTCAGAAGATTCAACAGATATCAATGGTAATAGGAAAGTGAAAGCAAAAACAATTGGTAAAATGATTGATAATGCCTTAACTTTGGAAGGTCTATTCTCTATTGTATTATTTGGTAGAGCTAAGAAAAATGATGATGATGGTCTTGACTATGGTTTTGAAACACAAAACAATGGAGAGAACACATGTAAATCACCAATGGGTATGTTTGAGGATTTCTTCATTCCTAATGACCTACAGTATGTAAAAGAGTGCATACAGAAATATGAAGAGTAATTAATTAATAAATAAATTTTAAAAAGTAAATTATGTTAAGTACAAAAGACATGTCTGCAGGGTCAGGCAGTATTAAGCCAGTTCTTGGTCCAGGTAACCAAGTTGTTAGAATCAATTCAATTTCATTTGATCAAACACCATATGATGCAGATGCATACAATATTGTATTGCATGTTGAGTCAGAGCCAATACAAGGAGAATTTCAAGGTTTCTTGAAAGATATGAATAATCCAAATGGTCCACGTTATGAAGGCCAAGTTGGTAGAGTTAGGTTCTCACCTTATCCGTACAAAGATGCTACATTACCAAGCGGTAGAGAAGTATCTAGAGATACAGAGGTATTGAAAGCTATGGTATATTTATCAGAGGTTCTTGATAAGAGAGAAGCCCTTGATAAGATTGAGGCACAAACAATTGAAAACTTCATGGTAGAATGTAATAAGTTATTCTCTAATAGTGAGTTCTTCAATGCATGTTTGGGTGCACGTGAATGGGAAAATAAAGAAGGTTATATTAATAATGATTTATTCTTACCAAGAATGAGTAAGGATGGGATTCCATTGGAAGCAATAGGTAAAGAGAATTCTAGACTTCTTACATTTGACAGTAATAATACTAATCATCTAAGAAAATTAGAGAAAAAAGAGGCAGTAGCAACATCTACTTTTGAACCTGCAGCAGCTGCAGGGGATGATTTTGATCTCTAATATAAACCAAAAGAGTGGGCTCAGTTAACGCTGGGCCCATTTCTTTTTAATATATTTGGATCATGTTTAACACTAAAAACTTTGTATTAGAAGGTTCAGATGTTCCAAGCACGTGGGTATTTCAGTACTATTTAGAGCTACCAGAAAGACTAACAGGTCAAGACATTAAGATTAAGTCTATATTTAATCCTAATGAGAGAACACCAAGCTTTTGCATATATGTAGATAAATCTATAATGCAGTATAAGTTTAAAGATTTCTCAACTGGTAAGAATGGAAGTAAGGTTGATTTAGTTAAAGAACTATTTAATCTAGAGTTTCATGAGGCAATGAATAAGATAGTACAAGATTATAATACGTACATCAAATCATCTGACTATAAAGATATCAAGATAAAACCAGCAGCTAGATGGAAAGTAGATTACATCAAGGAAAGAGGTTGGACTATTGAAGATAGAAAGTTTTGGTTATCATTTAGGATAGGTAAAACTATGTTAGAAAAGTATAACGTTAGACCTATAGATTATTATAATCTAGTTAAGGAAGAAGAAGATGGTATAAAAAAGTTAAAGATAGGTAGCAAGTGGTGCTATGGTTACTTTGATAAGGATGGTAATGTCTATAAGATATATCAACCTAAGAGTAAAAAAAACAAATTCTTTAAAGTTAAGTCTCATCTTCAAGGGTATGATCAGCTTCAGTATAATAAACCATATCTTGTGATATGTTCATCACTTAAAGATGCAATGTGTCTTAAAGGTATAGGTTATAATATTGAGGTAATTAGCCCTGACTCAGAAAATACTATGATTAAACCACACATAGTAGAGTACCTGAAAAAGAAATATAAAAAGGTAATAACAGTTTTTGATAATGATGAAGCGGGTAAGCATGCAATCAAAAGATATCATGATACATATAATATACATGGTGTATATCCTACACTAAGTAAAGATGTATCAGATGCTATGAAAGAGTATGGACTAAAAGAAGTTCATGCAATGCTTAAACCTTTATTAAAGGAAACACTAAATAAATAATATGCATAAACATAGATGGTTCATACCAGGTAATGTTCCCAGTAGCAAGAATGGTAGAAGATGGACCGGTAAATATTTTATTGCTAGTAAAGCTGTAGTTAACTACAGAAAAGCTACTAAAGAATATTATGCTAAATATGCAGATGATTTTAAAAGTGAAGTTGCTAAACAAAAATTACCAGTAAAGATTTCCTTTGAGTTTATAAGGGGTACAAGACATAAGTTTGATTATATTAATCCTGCACAGACAGTACAAGATGATATGGTTAAACATGGATGGATTGAAGATGATAATGCTGAGTTTATTATACCAGCATTTGAACAATATTCTTATGATAAGAAAAACCCAGGCGTATGGATAGAATTAATAATAGAAAATGACAAAGAACTTTAAAAGAAAAATAATTACAGCTGAAGAGTTTTTTAGACTCAAAGAAATGTTTATGGGTGCTGAAGAAGATCAGGCTATAGCAGTACAAGTATATAAAAATAGTGGGTTTGCAGATAAAGAAATTGTAGATCTACTAATGGCTAAAGCACTAGTCTTTGAACCCAGAAGAAAATTTTGTGATGCAATAAAATTCACATTTAATCTGCCCTCTAATAAAGAAATATATGCTTATATGGAGGAACATGAAGCAGAAGAAGTATACTATAAAATTTTAAGAGATATGGGATATGATACATAATATTCAAGAGCTAGTTTCTAGAACTACTAAAACATTAATTTTTTCTGAGCCCTTCTACGGGCTCTTTTTAATTGGACTTAATAAAGAGTACATTACTACTATACCTACTGCAGGTGTAAGTAAAAAAAATATAGGTGTCCAATTATCTATAAACCCTGAGTTCTTTACAGAGCTTAGTGAAGATCATAGATATGGTCTTATAAAACATGAAATACTACATATTAGTTTTGGCCATATGGTTATGAGAGATTTATATAGTGATAAAAAGTTATTCAATATAGCTGCAGATCTAGAGATCAATCAATATATAGCAAGTCATCATTTACCTGAAGGCGGACTAATGCTTAGTAGTTTTCCTGAACTTAATCTTCCTGAGAGAGCTGGTACTAAAACATATTATGATTTATTACAACAGGCTAGAGAAGATGGTACATGCCCAAGTTTAGATAACTTGATGAGTCAAATGGATGGTAATTCACAATATTGTCATGCAGGATGGGATGAGATAGAAGATTTATCAGAAGCAGATAAGAAACTATTACAAAAGCAGATAGAACATCAGATTAAAGAGAGTGCTGAACAGACACAGAAGAAACATGGTACAGTGCCTGGTGAGCTAGCAGAGCTTATTAATAGACTTTTAAATGTAGAACCACCCAAGTTTGATTGGAAAGGTTACCTAAGAAGATTTGTAGGAAATTCTAGTGTAGTATATACAAAAAAGCTGAGACGTAAGTATAATAAAAGATACTCAGCAAATCCAGGACTTAAGATTAAATTTAAGAATCACATCCTTGTTGGTGTTGACACAAGTGGATCTGTAAATAGTGAAGAGCTAAAGGAATTCTTTAGTGAACTTACACACATGCATAAAACAGGACATAAGATTACAGTAGCACAGTGTGATACTGAATTGAAAAGTGTTAAAGAGTTTAATCCAAATAAAGATTGGGAAATACATGGTCGTGGTGGAACTAGTTTCCAACCAGTAATTGATCACTATAATGAAAAGAAGGGGAGATATACTGCCCTTGTATACTTAACAGATGGTGAAGCTTATACACCAGAAGACTGCCCAAAAAATACCTTATGGGTACATAGCAGTGTTTCTAGTATAAATGATGAATTACCAGGATTAAAAATAAAATTAAATTAAATAAAAATGCAAGTAAATTTAAATGTAACAGAGCTAAAAGGTTTTATTAACCACATTATTGAGAATAATAGATTTTTACAAGAGCAAGGTAAAGGACCAGTATCAGTAGAAGTTGTAGGTGAATCAGGTATTGGTAAAACATCTACAATTGTTGAGCTAGCAAAGGATAATAATTTAAACTTTGTAAAGCTTAATCTTGCTCAGATTGAGGAGATAGGTGATCTTGTAGGTTTTCCTGTTCGTCAATTCCAAATGTATAAAGAAAAGCAGGTCACTGTAAAAAACACACCTGATAATTTAGCCATGGTAACAGCAACTCAAAGAGCAGCTGGTGCTAGTCTAGCTAATCTAAACACAACAGTAACCAAAAAGGTTGGTCAGTGGGTAGATGAACTTGCCGTACAAGAGTATCTAAAGAATGGATACAAAATGACAGGTAAGAACAGAATGTCTTATTGTGCACCAGAATGGATTGCTGATAAGAAAGAAGGAGGCATTCTATTACTAGATGATTGGAACCGTGCAGATACAAGATTTATCCAAGCAGTTATGGAATTGGTGGATAGACAGACTTATATTTCATGGACTCTTCCAAAAGATTGGCATATTATTCTTACAGCAAATCCAGATAATGGAGACTATATGGTAAATAGTGTTGACTCAGCACAGAAGACTAGATATATTACAGCAAATCTAAAGTTTGATGTAAATGTTTGGGCACAATGGGCAGAGGGAGCTAATATAGATACAAGATGTATTAACTTCTTGTTACTACACCCAGAGCTTGTAACACAAGAAACAAATGCAAGATCCATCACAACTTTCTTTAATGCTATTTCTAGCTTTGAGAAGTTTGAAGACAGTCTCCCTATGATCCAAATGATTGGTGAAGGTAGTGTTGGTGATGCTTTTGCATCTATGTTTACTACCTTTATTAATAATAAGTTAGACAAGCTTGTAACACCTGTAGATTTATTGACTCATGATAATGAGCAATATATTCTTAATGAGTTAAGAAGTTGCATAGGTAAAGATGATACTTACCGTGCAGATATTGCATCTACATTGGCTACAAGGCTTGGTAACTATGCTGTAGTATACTCTAAAGAGAATACAGTAACACAGAAGATCACTGATAGATTGAAGACTTTATGTACTGCAGATTATTTTACTAATGATCTTAAGTACTTAATTGTCAGAACAATCTTTAACGGTAATAAAAAGAAGTTTAATAAACTAATGATGATCCCTGAGATCATTCAAATGACAATGAAGTAATATGGCAAGTAAATCAGTATTTCAGAAATATGATACTGATGCATTGGACTACTTTGATTTGGCAAGTGACCCTATTTATGGGGTCATTGCCGGATCAAATATAGAAGATGTATTGGTTACACAAGATGAAACAACATATACTAATATCCGTGAGATAATTGCAAAGCCAACTGAAACGGATCAGACTTTTATAAATAAGAAGAAAGCTTTTGTTCTTCCTAGTAGCCCGGTATCTAATGATAAGATAAAAGCAGCACTAAAAGAACATAAGATTACTGTAACTAATGATTATACACAGGCAGACTTAATTGTAACTCATGATGACTTTGATGACAATTTTGAGAGTAGTGAAACAATTAAGACAACTAAGATGATGTATAAACTTTGGAACTATGAAACTACTTCAGGTGATCCTAGTAGTAATTTAAGTCTCAATCAAATGATTAAGAATTGTGGGCGTCATGTGATTATAACTCCAAAGATCACAAATAACATACGTTATTATGCTTTAGATGTTGAGGATAGTCTCTATGATACTTGGGCTATTACAGGTCTTGCACTTAATCTAGCATATGAAATATATGTTGGTAATAAAAGCACTGTATCAATTGAAACTGTACTACACACATCTGCAACAAAACAACCTCTGAATGAAGATGTTGTTGACCAGGTTATTAGAATGTGGAAAGCAGGAGGAGATGATAGAGAAGTTGCTACACAGTTATTAACTACACTTGACTATACAACAAATCATCATTTGATGTGGAAGTTGACTCAAGAGTTGGGTAGTCTACATTATAATCACCATAATAAAGATCTCAACCACTGGATGACAGCCAGCAATTGGGAGTTTTATTATAACCAGAATGCAGAATCTATGATACAATGGATGGAGGAGAATGGATATCTAAATAAGATAAGCTTTAAATATCTAGAACCTATAGTTCGTAAGGATATAACCATTCATAATAGAGAACTATATGTATTCAAGGTATCAGTTAAGAAAGAATATCAAAAATATTTAGTATGAAAAAGTATTATATAATTAAGATATCTCTTGAAGAAGATTCAATTGCTATGGATGCTAATGGCAACTATGTCATTAGCACCGGCATTGAATTAAAAGACGGAGGTATATTTATAACAAACACAAACAGTTGGAATATAACAGCTAAGGACTTAAAGTATTGTAATATAGTGGCAAGTAAAGATACTATTGATTTACAAGACAAGTCTATATATAGATTTCCAAAACTAAATTTGCCTAGACAAAAAGTAGATTTACTTAAAGATAAGTTTAATTTAAAAGTAGTTAGAAATAAAGACAAAGCAGATTATCATGTTATATCACATAAATTTTTAGGAAGTTTATTTCAAACCAATTGGGATACTGCTATAACATTTAAAGATCTTTATAAAATATTTCAAACATGGAAAGAAGATGGCTTATTATCAGAAACCGCTTTATTAAAATGTAGAGATATATTAGAGCTTGAAAAAGATGCAATGTTTTTAATTCATAGACCAGGTTACTATTATAGTAATAAAAGTGATGACTATGATAAGTTTTGTAATAATGTATTAGCACCAATTTCAGATGCTAAAAAACCTTATGAAACTAATAGAATTTTCTCTGTAAATCCAACTGAAGTAAAATCATTTCTAGATATGGTTGGCTCAAATAAATTAATAATGGATGGTCAACTACTTGATATTATTGATGAAGATCTGGCAGTAATAGATAACACTCAGTATGATCAAATAGAGAATATGATTAAGAGTAGTGACAGAGATAACAGAAATATGGCGGTAGAAATGATTGCTAATTGTAATATTAACAAATCATTTGATGTTGTTTCTGGTATTTATTGGTGGCATTATGATTGGTTTAAAGATACTGATCACTGGAATAGTGTAAATGTTAAAGCCATGCGTCAGCAATTGAAAGATTATGAAGGTGGCCATAGTAATAGTGGCATTTATTCTTACAATGCATACATAGAAAAGCTTGCAAAAGACGGAAAATTAACTAAATTTGCAGTAGATAGGACAAGGGAAAAGCTTATGAAAGATTTCTTAAGCAATTATGTTGGAAAATCTGCTCAGGTCTTTGCAGTAGATTTGGATAATTTAAAACTAAATGAAAAATTTGAAAAGCAAGTTATAGATGAATAGAGATCATCAGAAAGAAGAAGAGTTTTATGCTGAAGCATTTAACTTCAGCTACTCTTCTCTTAATAAATTAATTTTTTCACCCTCTTTGTTTTACAAAGATTATATTTTACAGGACAGAGAACTGAAAACAGATAAGCACCTTATTGAAGGTAAACTCATACACTGTTTATTATTTGAGCCTGAGAACTTTGATAAGAAGTTTAACCTGGTCCCAGGTAAGACACCAAGTGATAATGTAAGAAAGGTCTTAAAAGACATGTCTTTACATACTGATGCTAAAACTTTAGTTGACTGTGAGGATTTTATAATTCTAGATTCTTTAAAGGATTTAAACTTATATCAATCTTTAAAAACAGATGAACAAAGAATAGCAAAAATTAGAACTGAGGATAATGAACCTTATTGGACATTCTTATCTAATAATAATGTAGATGTAATAGATCGTGCAACTTTTGACAAATGTTCAGAAGATATTACATATCTAAAAAATAATGATGATGTAATGTCTATATTTGCAGAGACCTCAACAGACTTTGATTTGGACCCTATTACAACTTATAAAGAACATTATTTACGTTCTGAAATGGATGGCTACCCATTTGGATTACATGGTTATGTAGATTACTTAAAGATAGATTCAGACAAGAAAATAGCAACTATATGTGATTTAAAAACAACTAGTAAAACTATTGCAGATTTTACTGAGACAGTTGACTTTTATAATTACTGGTTACAAGCTGCTATATATAGTAAACTAGTATATGATTTCCTAGGGGATGACGCTGATGAATATACAATTGAATTTAAGTTTATAGTGATAGATCAGTATAAACAAGTGTATGTCTTTGATGTATCCCAAACAACCTTATCTGCTTGGGCAGAGGGGTTAGGAGGCACTTTAAAGACTGCTAAGTATCATTTTGAGGAGAAAAACTACTCTTTGCCCTATGATTTCTTGGTAAATAAGATTAACTTATAGTATGAAGGGTGTTTACACAGATTATTTTCAAAAGAGTAAAGTCTTTCTGTATCCTTTATTAAGGCTGCAGAAAGGCATTACCTATGTTCCTCAAGAAACTTATGTTGCTTGGGAGAATATGTATACTTTTGAAAGTACTAGATTTCTGTGTGAATATAAATACAAGAATGTAAACAAGTTTAAACTATTTAGTCATAAAACTTTAGAAAGACATCCATTGTATGAAGGCTCCGTAGAGCTAGATGATGGTAGACACTTAGTCATATTTGATTTTACACAATATAAACATGATTTTAATGCATTTGTACAAGGCAAATACTCAAAGTTTAGTTTAGATAGTAAGATCCACATAATAGACTTCTTTGGTGACAAAGGTAAGATTGCAGACTATATACAAGGTTTTCTTTCTCCTCCAGATGTGCATGAGAACTATGCAGATTTTCTTGGTGTAAGAAAAGAATTACTTGAAGAAGTATATGAAGTTTGTAGTCCGCCTGACTTAGTTAAAGAAACATTAGTTGATAATAATTCTATAATTTATCAATTATTAAAAAATGATTCCATATCTTTGGAAAAATAAATCAATAATTATATGGCACAAATTGGACAAAATATGTTGCTAGTTCACTCTAGCTTCAGAAACGCTAAATCTTTTACACTTATACCAGTGAGTTTAGACTCACCTTATGTTGAAGCTATGTATGACCCTTCATCAGGGATACTAGCTGTTATTAGTAAAGTTATGAAAAAATCTTTTCATATGATGCCTAGGTTAGATGACAACGGACAACCTATGAGGCTAAAAGTTCCTAATAAACAAACCGGGAAGACTGTTAAAGAACAAAGAACTCAAGTTGAAACATTCTCAGAATTTTACATTGCTGATAAAGATGATATAGATCTTTTCATTAATATGTTTGCTGTGAATGCAGAGCAGTTTGATTGGAAACAGTACGTGGTTGATGTTGATGAAACTAAAACATCACCTATTATTATGCCAGGTCAATAGGATTTCCTATATCCGTCCAATGTCTCTATTGATACTGGTTAAAAAGGCATGCACACTGCGTGCCTTTTTTTTGTAAACTAAAAATGTAAAAAAATGAAACACTGGGTAATGGACTATGAAACACTATCCAATTGTTTTGTTGGCGTCTTTGTACACTATAAGACAAATGAGAAAAAAGTTTTTGTCGTACATGAGTTACAAAATGATTTTGATAGCTTCATAGAATTTCTTAGAGAGAATGTTAATGAAAGACAGTGGCATATCTCTTACAATGGATTGGCCTTTGATTCACAGGTCACTCAATATATTATAGAAAATCACTCTCAATGGGAGGATTACTCAGCTGATCAGATTGCTAGAACTATTTTTAAGTATGCACAGAGATGTATATATAAAGCAAACAATAAAGAATGGTCAGACTATCCGCTATGGAAACTCAGTATAGGACAGATTGATATATTCAAGATGCACCACTGGGATAATCCTGCTAAGCGTTCTAGTCTTAAGTGGATACAATACAGTATGGACTGGCAGAACATATTAGATATGCCTATCCATCATGATACAGAAATTAGTAAACAAGAAGAGTTAGATACTATTATAGAGTATTGTGTTAATGACGTTGAGTCAACAAAAGAAATCTTTAATAGATCTAAATCACAGATACAATTAAGAAAAGAACTTACTAAAGCATATGGCATTAATTTATTTAGTGCCTCAGAACCACGGATTAGTAAAGAACTATTTGGATATTATCTATCTAAAAAGCTTAACATTCATAAAAGTGAAATCAAAAAGATGAGAACTTTTAGGGATACTATAGTTATGAAGGATATTATCCTACCATATGTAAAATTTACTTCACCAGAATTCCAAACTCTACTAGATAGATTCAACTCTCTTGAGATAGATCCTAGTAGACTCAAAGGTAGTTTCAGGTACAGTGTAACATATAAAGATGTTAAGACTGACTTTGGCCTTGGCGGTGTTCATGGTGCTAGAAACAAAGGGGTATATGAAAGTGATGATGATATGGTTATTATATCATCAGATGTTACTAGTTTCTATCCTAATCTAGCTATTAGAAATAAATTTTCTCCTGGTCACTTTCCTAAAGAAGAGTTTTGTGATCAGTATGAATGGTTCTTTAATGAAAGAAAGAAGATTCCTAAGAGCAATCCTATGAATTATGTATATAAGATTATACTGAATTCTACTTTTGGTCTTAGTAATGATGAGAATAGTTTCTTTTATGATCCAGAGTTATGTATGAAGATTACAGTAAATGGTCAACTTACTTTGATGATGCTCTATGAGCAAATCATGGAAAGGATCCCTGATGCTGTAGCTTTATTACATAATACAGATGGTATTGAGACAATGATACCACGTAAATACTATGATGATTACATGGAAATATGCAAAGAGTGGGAAGATTTAACTAATCTTGAGCTTGAGCATGATGAATATCAAAAGCTGGTCCTTGGGGATGTCAACAACTATATTGGTGTGAATAACTTCAAAGATGTTGATATTACCACATGGAGAGAATTAAAACAGTCACAACCACATTATGTATATAAAGTGGACAATGATAAATTTTCATTTGCACCTGTGAAACTTAAGGGCCGTTTTGATTTTCATAATCTTCAATTACATAAAAACAAATCAAAGCTTGTTATCAAGAAAGCTATCTATCAGTATTTTGTAAATAATGTTTTGCCAGAAGACTATCTGGATCAAAACAAAAACATACTAGATTATTGTATAGGTGGCAAATCAAAGGGTGATTGGCAACAAGTAGCTAGATTTGTAGACACAGGTAATTATAAAGAAGAGTATCTTCAAAAGATAAATAGATACTATATATCTAATGGGGGTGTAAAAATTATCAAAGTAAACAAGAATGATGGGCGTGAGATACAGTTAGAATCAGGTAAATGGTTACAGACTGTATATAATAAAATGGATATAGCTCCTAAATGGGAGACATATGATATTAATAAAGCCTATTATTTATCTGCTATAGAGAAGGAGATAAATGATATTCTTGCAGTTAGTAGTAATCAATTAAAATTATTTTAATGTATAGACCGTTACCACCTTCAGTTACGGTTAGACAATCAGTTATAGATGGGTTAGGCTTGTTTGCAGCAGAAAATATTGCTTCTGGTACAGACTTAGGTATAACCCATATATATGACCAAAGATTTGAAAACCGTTATATTAGAACTCCATTGGGTGGTTTTATTAATCATAGTAAAGAGCCTAATGCAAAACTCATTGGTTGTAAAGAATCAAGAGATATAGATTGTGGAATTCTGCATCTTCAATTGATTAAAGATGTTAAGTCTGGAGATGAGATTACCACACAGTATTCTCTCTATGAAGTAGATGTAAAAGATATTACAGTAAACGGAGTAGAGATAATAGCAGGCACTGAGGCTGCATATGTGATAGATAAACCTATAATAAATGATTAAGGTACAGAATACTAAAACCTTAGTTACAAAACCCAATAACAATAGTGCAAACTGCATAGCTCCCAATGTAATCTATGGTTGCTTTGGTGGCTGTGTAGACACTTATTGTTATATGTCTCGTTATAATGGACGTAGAGTTTTTGTAAATAAGAATGTTGACCAGATTTTTCAGTCTGTAGTTGAATGGGAAAAAACTTTTTATAAAGAACCAGATCAACAGGACCCTATATATACTATGGTAGATATTGCATGTAACTCAGATCTTGTTCTGATGCAGAAACATATGCCTGAACCATTAATTGATTATCTAAAAAGATATGATGATCATCCCCGTCTTAACAGTACTATGGCTACTAAGTATCCAGGATTACTAAAATTAGATGTAAATCATTTTAATAAACCACCAAGAGTACGTGTAAGCCTTATGCCTCAAAAGTATTCAAATATACTTGAGCCTAAAATGCAAAATATATTGAGCCGTATTGAAGATGTAAACCGTCTAAAAGATTTAGGATGGCAAGTTCATATTAATTATAGTCCACTTGTATTTCATTTTTATTGGAAAGAGCTGTATTATGAACTGTTTAGTAAGGTAAAAGAAATAGCCGGGGTAAATAAATGTGAGGTGATAGCACTCACAAATCATAAACAACAGATGGCCAGAGCATCAGAACTTGCAAAAGAACTAATGAGAAGGTCTTCTGAGATAAAAAATGCATCAGGTGTTATGCGTTATCCTTTAGAGCATAAAACCAGACTCCTAAATGAATTCAAAGACATATACAAAGAATTTTTTCCATTAGATACTATTAGATATATATTTTAATTTGGGTGACTCAGTATTTTTTATTATATTTACACTTTAAAAGTTTAAGATATGGGATATAAAAAACCAACAAATACTACCAGAGCATATCTGGAGAATGCACCCTTACCAAATCACGGTAAGAGTTATACAGTAATATCACATAAAACAGTGATAGACAATACGTTAGATCTATTAAAGAATAGTGGATTCAAAGTTCTAGAAGAAAAGTATAGAACTAATATGAATGCAAACGTTGCACAGGGAATATATTATATTCATCCTACCTCAACAGATCAACAGATTAATGATGAGGAAGAGTTGGGTATGATGTTTACCTGGGTGAATTCATATGACAAGAGTAGAATGTTTAATTGTACAATTGGAGCATATGTTAAAGTATGTAGTAACGGTATGTGTGCAGGAGACATGTACCACTATAAAAGAAAACATACTGGAGCTGCAGATACTGATGTAAGAAATCATATATCTAGTCAGATCAAAAATGCTGAAAAGTATTATAAAAGGTTAATTAGTGATAAAGAAACAATGAAGCAGATTGATTTATCTACTAAACAAATGTCTGAGTTGACAGGAAGATTGTTTATAGATGAAGATATGATTGACTCACAACAAGTAACCTGCATCAAGAAAGAAATAGATACGCCTTCTTTTAAGTACAAAGGAGGGACAGGCACTGCTTGGGCTTACTATAATCATGTTACGCATGCATTAAAGAAAGCACACCCAAGAGATTGGATGAATGACCAGAGAGACTTTCATGATTTTATGACTGCAGAAATATTAAATCTTTCTACCATACAACCATATGAAGAATGGATTCTTAACTTTGATAATGATGAGTTAGGTATTACCAACGCTGATACAGAGCACGGTATTGATATTGAAGTAGAAACATTTGAACCAATTGAAGTTGATACTGAAATCAACTACAACAGACTATTACAGGACGTATATATGGGCAGATAGTGGGCATATATCTTGTAATATTGTTAGCCATAGTTTGTTTTTACATATGTAGTAAAAATAACCTTGATTATTAAACGGAGAGAAAAACCAACATGGGTCCAAGTTTTTGCATTCTTGGGCCCGCTCTCTTATATATGTCCACCCTATAAAAGGAATAACACATGAAACCAAAACAGAAGTATGATGCTAGTTATACCAGAAAGAAAAATAGAAAGACTATTATCATTGATGGTAAAGAATATAAATATGATGATGCCTCTTCGTTTAAACAAACGTATCACTGGCAAAGATTTAATATGCAAACTACTGCTAAAAGAAAAAATAAAAACAAAAGCTAATGAATGCTAAAGAAAGAAAAGAAAGACCTGTATTTACAGGAGTATTAAAATATTTCCCGGATGCTATCATGGAGATAGCTAGGGTATCATTGGCTGGTAATAAACAACACCACCCTGATAAGCCGTTACACTGGGATCGTAGTAAATCAACTGATGACTATGATGCTCTTGCTAGACATCTTATTGATGCTGGCACTATAGATGATGACGGAATCCGTCATACTGCAAAAGTAGCATGGCGTGCATTAGCTTGCTTACAAAAAGAACTAGAAAATGAAAAGTAATACATATAAAAGCCATATAACTGGCAATACTGCAATAAAGAAAGAAGATGGCTGGTATGACTCTATAACTAATAAACGTCTTATGAGCTATGAAGTATATAAATTTGTATCGTTATCTAAGAAACAATGAAAAAGTGTAACGTATGCAACCGCAATAGACCAGAATGGTTCTATAAAACTGATAAAAAGAAGACATGCCGTAGATGTGAATACAGATGGTGGCGTGATCTTCTAAGGATGATGGTCCGTGATAGAAGACTAACACCTGTAGAAAGACTAGCTAGCCGTGCTGGATATATGGGCACAGGTTTTCTTATTGCTGGTCAATGGTCTGTAGAACCTATATTTTTTATGATAGGATTTGTCCTTGTACTAATACAAGTAACCACTAGAAGACAATGGAATCTTGTTGCATTACAGTTAAATGGACTAATAGCTTGGACAATTCATTTCTTTACAAGCTAGGAAATCTTATTATTTTACCGTATCTTTATATTATAGTAACATTAATTTAACATTATGAAGTATCTAGTAATAATGGTGATGTTATTAACTTTTGTGTCTTGTGGTCCTACACAAGAGTTAATATCAAAGACACCTAAAACAACAAGGGAAGCTGTCATTTATGAAGACAAAGTAGTAATTATAACAAGAACTACTATTTCCAAGGACCGCTATAAAGAGCTTATAGCTTCAAGAAATAAAAATCCAGAAGGTAATTAATTTTTACAAACTAAATCCTATACTGTTAAGCCCTGCTCTAACTTGATTATAGTAAAAACTTGCAGTTGAACCATTAGTCATATTATTTCTATAAGCAATTCTAGTTGGAGCACCGCTTGACTGATTATACAATGTCTGAGTATTTACATCGTAAGCTGTTGCATCAGGAGCATATGTAAATCCATTTGAAGCTCTACCACCTGTAGCACACAAACCTGTTGCTCCTAATATAGGTTCTAAGTTTGCACCATTAGCTCCAGTTTCTTGGACATTATAGAATATAGCTCTGTATACACTATTATTTCCAGCAGCAGTCTCTATACTATTTATATAGCTCTGAACATCTTGTATGTCACTAACAATATCAGTAACTACAGTATTTGCACGGTCTGACCAAGTGCCTGCACCAGTTCCAGCAATATTATATACACTAGATTCATCAGCAAACCCTAGTATAACAATATTTTCTGCATCTGGGAAATAACCAGAAGAACCTATTGTAAATCCTTCACCAGCGTTTGAAAGATATTGTATTTGTCTTTCTTCTACCATGTGACCCCAATATATATGAGAGTCATACATATCTTGACCATTTGTAGCTGGATCTGTATTAAAATCTGGTGATCCTTTGACTCCACCTGTTGCATAGAAATCTTGTAATAAGTTTCTTAAATTAGTTGAGTCAGCATAGTCTGTATCTTTTTGTGCTTGAGTTGTAGTAAATGTAAGAACTTGATTAGAAGTTGCTGTAATACTATTGCTAAGTTGAATATTATTACCACCACCACCACTTACTACAGTAGTTCCAGCTGGTACACCACTACCGCTTACTTCCATACCATTAGTAACACATAAATATGCATTTGATGCTTTACCAGAACTATCATTTATTTTTTTAGATTCAACATTACCAGCACCAGCAGCACTAAGATTGATATTTGTTCCACTTTGACCGCTTGCTCCAAGGAAGACTTTTACTTCTGCAGCACTTACCATTCCTGCCATTACTTGAATAGTAGTATTCATAGATCCAGAAGTATCACTCCAAAATACAAAATATGTATCTTTTGTTACTGCTAAGCCACCAATATCAAAACTTTGTGATGCAGTACTTGTTCCATCACTAACATTTAATTGAACAGGGAAATTACCACCAGTATTAGGGAAGGTACCTGTTAATGTACCAGTACAGTCTCCATTATTAGTAAACGTTAACCAACTTGGAATAGTCTGAGATGGGAATGTTAAGCTACCACAAGGTGTATCTACATCTGCAACTGTCCAGTTGTATGTCCATGTGTCACCACCTGTTAGGTTAGGGTATGTATTAGCACTTACAGGATCAGTAGATGTCCATTCTGGAGCATCATCAACAGCATTAACTGTTACAGTTACTGTAGCTATATTACTATCACAGTATCCGTCATTTGCTTGATAAGTAAATGTTATTGTACCAAAGAAGTTATCATCTGGTTCAAGTGTAAATGCACCAGTAGCAGCATCAAATGTAAATGTTTTAGTATCATTTGGTTGCTGAATAACAGTATATGTTAAACCATAACCACCATATCCATCATCTGAAACGTTTAGAGTGTTTACTAGTGCTTCATCTTCATTAATAGTAAAGCTTAAAGGGCCTGCAACAGGGCACTGATTATCTGAATATATCTTACAACATGCATCCCAATTCATTTGCCTTGCTGAAGAACCTGGTGTATCATACATCTCACCTCTAATCTTAAGCTTTTCTCCATATAAAAGAGTTGAGGTCTGATATCCATTATCAATTGCCCCAGTCCAACCAGTACCTACACTTGCTTGATTCCAAGAAGTTTGATTGAATACTGTGCTGGTTCCCCAATTTGGGAATCTAAGAACATTATCTGCTAACAAGCTACCAGTCTTAACATTTTCAGCAATTACAAGAACTCTATCACCATCACGAAGCCAATTCATGTCTTTGATATTCTTAACAGCTGTAGTTGAGTCATCTAGTTTTACATATGCATTAAAGTTACCATCAGTAGATGCCCACCCATCTGGTGTCATATCTAATGTATCAAAGCCAACTGCAGGTTTGATTGATGCAGCATCTCTAAACTTAAGAATATTATCATTTGCAGGATCTCTTACAACAACTTGAACAAGAGCATCATCTTGTGCAAGAGTATCTAATTTTGTTGTACCATTAATTTCAACATTTCCCTCAACAGTTAGATTACCTTGAACTGTACCATCAGCTTCTACTGTAGCATTATTTTCAACAGTTAAATCACCTGTAACTAAAGCGTCACCTTGTACAGTTACCTTAGTTGCTGGAGTACTTGCGTCTCCATCTTGTATCAAAATAGAATCTCCTAATGAATCACCATCAGGAGTCCATAAAGGTAATCTATATACTGTACCACTACCATCTACGTAAGGATCATCTTGCCATGAAAAAGTAGTACCATCAGATATAAGAATCTGACCTGCAGTACCAATTGGTAGTTCTACTTTATAGTTTGTTGAATCTCCTTGCCATAGTGCACCATATGTAAGTGCTTCTACTACGTCATCATCTTGCCATTTTACTCTACCATCAGCTAAACCAACAAGTACTTTGTTAAGGCTACCTATATTACCTAATGAATCATATACAGGGCCTTCTAGTTTTAAATTAGAGTTTATGGTTGTTGTCTCAGCTGGAGTACCTCCAGGGACATCAGTACCATGTACTACATTCACATTTGCTGTAAAAGTAGTTCCATCCATTGTGAAGTTAGCATCATCTTCTAACTCACCATTTGGACCTACAATAACTATTCTATCTTCAGTTAGATCTTCTACATTTGCACTAGCAAGAGTAGCTTGATCATCAACATTTAAAGTTCCAACAATTTGAGTATTACCTGTGCTTACTTGTACAGTAAAGTTACCTTGGCCTATATTAAAGAATGCTCCGTCAAAAGTAAAATTACCATCATCTTCTAGTTCTCCATTAGGGCCAACTATAACAATACGGTCTTCTGTAAGATCTAAAATATTTGCTGAGCCAGCTGTTAATTGTAAATCAATGACTGCATTACCATCTACATTTAAATTATTATCTACATCTAAATCACCAGCAATATTAATTTCATTTCCTGCTATATTCTGTGATATAATTGTTTTAGTAATAGTAGCTGTTTGACAATCACCTTGAAAGACGGGATCAGTCCACATAGTGATATGACGTTCTTCTGTTCCAGTAGGGTCTTGTCTAACCATACCTTCTTCTGTAGCACACTTGAAGTCTCCCCATTTAATAACAAAGGGCTCCATAGTTGGATTATAAACAGCACCAGTATTTAAAGTACTATTTCTGTACAGCTTACCAAACTCAAAATGATCCCTAATTTTGTCAAGTTTGATCTTCTTTTTATTTCTCTTTAAGAGTCCTAAGACTTCTTGTGTATATACACTCATGATTCAAATTTTATAAAAACAGTGCAGCCAGTTTTACTGAGCTTACAGCTGAGCAAGTTATTTTAATATTACCAGATGAGTCATTAAATGCCTTGGTCTCAAAAGGTCCTAAGAAACCTTCTTCACCAGCAGCTAGATTTAAGACTGCATTTTCTTTTTTTAATGTTCCTAATAAAGGATCCACTACAGTTGTAATCTCAGGCACAACAGTTGCTGTAATTGCTGATCCACTATCATTTTGTACGTGGAAGAACTGTTTGCCTGTATTAGCAACCTTGTCTCCTTCAGTTACAGTAGGAGTTACGTAAACAGGCTCTAGACCTGCTTGTGTTATTTGTTGTGCTGTTAATTGTGCCATAGTTAATTATTTTATCCTTTTCTATATCCTTTCTTAAAAGCTGCTGACTGAACAGGTTCTGCTGCTCTAGTTGACTTTTGAGGAGGATTTAAATTACTTTTTTTAGCCATTCTAATCCTTGCTTCTACTTGCTTTCTATTCTTCTTTTGTTGAATAGCTTGTGCAATAGAAGTAGGATCATAGTAGGAGTTTTCCATATTATGTTTCATTGTTCTATTATTTACAAGTTAAATGTGAACCATCACAGTTTCCATTTGGATTTTGTGTATGTCCACATATGCATTGAGTATTCTTCATGATTAATATCCTTTAGATTTTTTCATTTTTTTCTTTTTCTTCTTCATGGAGCCACCTCTCTTATATTCCATTTCTTTTCCCATTGCTGCTCCACCCATTGAGCCGTACATTTCTGTTACGTCTCCACCGTCCATCATTCCTAATAAACCGGCAGTAAGGTCACCATCTCCGGCACCTCTTGTTTTCATGTATACTTTATCTCTTGGCATGATTTCTAAATTTTATTTGTTATTACTAATTGTTTTAAATTTTTCAGCTCCTCTGGAACCAAAATAAGCCACATAGACAGTAATTAAAAGTGACTTGAGTAAATCTACCCAACCACTATCTATACTAAAGTCTATATTAAAGCCATCTAACAAGATAAATATAACTAATGAAACAGTTAAAAATATCAAAGTTAGAGGTCTTGTATTTTTAGAAAGATATGAGTCAGACTTCATATCAGCCTGCCATCTCTTACTTACTTCTTGCTGCTCAACCATATCTTGTTCTAACAGCTTTAATGCGTATTCTTTGTCTTCAGGTGATAGAACTTTAGGATCTTCCTTTTCTATCAAACCTTTTACAACACCAAGTACTCCTGCATCAGGTAATACATCACCAACAACACCTAATATGCTAGGTACTTTTTCAGTGAGAAATTGTCCCACCTTGGTTTCTTTAAATTTCTTTTTAGGTTTTGTACTCATTACGGATATATTTTTATTGTTAATGGTGTTCTATATAATAAATCATCTCCCAAAGTTGATCCTCCACTAGGTGAATGCAGCATTGAACTAATTTTAAATCCATCATTACCTGAATCATAAACATGTGCATATCCATATCTATTTTTAAACACCATGCCTATATTTATGACTACTTTGTCTGCGTCAGCAACAGCTGAACTATATGTTAAATCATATAATCCTGCACTTGAACGGGCAAAAGTAAATGTTTTACCTGTTGAATTGTGCAATATATTAGCTGTTGGAGCTGAACTACCAGTCTGCTCTATCAACATCTCAGCATATGTATATGGTAATGATATGTCAACATGATTAGTATTCTGTGCAATATCTAAAGTATTATCTGTTGATCTTAGAGTTCTAAATTCTAAATCAACTCCTGTCTTCTGTTTGAAAAAACCTGCATCACCACCAAGATTACTTGCAGTATTAGCTTCACCACTACCACCGCCTGTTGCACTTATAGTAATCTCATTACCACTTTGGCTAATATTAACATTAGAACCTCCTACTAGAGATCTAAAGTTTAATGTTTCACCAACTTTATCTTTCCAAATACCAACTCCACCACCTACGTTGGCAGCAGTGTTTGGCTCTCCTGATGTAGTTATCTCTATATAATTATCATCAGCAGATGTAGCAAGGGTGAGGTTGCTGCTCAGAGACTTCAGAGATCTGTAAAATACAGTACATGTCTCAAGAACTTCATCAGATACTGTTTTCTGATATACTTGACCAGTGCCAGCAGCTGGAGTAGCTGGAGAATTTGCGTGAGCACAGTGTTCTGCAGCAACCTTAAGATCCCTTACTTTTATGATCTTAATACTTTTATAAGGTATTGGTGAGGCAACACCCGTCATTTCTGGTTCCTCATTAGTACCTAGGACAAGAACATCATTTAAGTCTGCCTTCTTGACAAACTGGCTTCTCCTTATTAAACTTAATACGTCAGTTAAAATATTCATTATCCACTGTATGTATTATGGGTACCTCCACCTAACTTAGCTTTCTTACCACCCTTATTATATTTTTCTAACATAGACTTTTCCATTATCTCATCAAGCTCACCACCCTTGCCTAAAAGTAATTTAAACTTTTGTCTACTCATTTTTTGCTTTGGTAACTTCTTATGTTTCATCTTTTAGATATCTAACGTTAATGTTATAAATAACAAATACAGCTTGAAGGTATAATAATTATTCCTTTCATCTGGTTTGATACACTCCCATCCCAAAGCCAATCTATCATGCGGCCAATGGAATGCTATTTCTAAATGCCAATCCATGTTTACTTTTGCTTAGAGTCTTTCTTAGAGCATACACCCTCACGGCAGTGCCCCAAACAGACTTTACCAAAAGTTAACCATTTTATTAGTACGCATATGTTTCTCATCTTCCTTGACCTCTATATGGTTTAATATAATTTTTACTTCCTTTCCCCTTACTGGTCTTAGTTTTAGCATGAACACCTGGCCTTTTTTTCTTAGGAGGCTTCTCATATGCTTTTACTACGTATCTAGCCATTTTTCTTTCTGCCTTTTCTTGCTTTACCTTTTAAAGCATCATCAATATCACCAAGTTGATTACCAACTTGTTTTATAGCCTTACCAACATCTGCTAACTCAGCTGCAGTAAGTTTATATCTCTTCTTGATTTCTTTCAGTGTCTCCACTGCTTTTTCATCAATAGAAGTTTTAGACCATAAGCCTACCCAATAGTCCTGTGGGCTATAGGTCCAAATAATATTTACAAATTTTTTAAACATAATAAAGTATTTTAATAGTACTATATGAATAATATACAAATTTTGTATCACTTTAGCAACAGAATACGGCATATAAATGCTATATTTGTGTGGCTGAGGCAGATACGGTATATACATAATATACAAAAATTATGTGAAGTTTAACCTTAAGAATTGAATATATGGAACAACCTAATCCTATGACATTTAAGCACAAATTTAGTTTGGAAATTTTACCAACTGAAAGTTTATTGGGTGTTAAAATTATTAATTGTGAAGTCTTGTGTGATGATAAACAATATCATCATGTAGTAGGCTTTGAATTAGGATTTATATTTTTTACTATCTCTTATGTAAATTTAATTAATTAGACTTTTATGTCTCCTTAATTTTTCTTACATTATAATTACTTGACAGCTGCACTTTCATCAGAGAGGGTGCGGCTATTTTATCCTATAACCGTAAATATATTATTATGAACAAAAACATTTTCAAACCCAGAGTAAATATTCTGCCTTATGAATACCCACAATTATTAGAATATAAAGATGCAATAAGACACTCTTATTGGATAGATACAGAATTTAATTTTACAGAAGACGTACAAGATTTTAAGATTCATATTACTCCTGGGGAGAAAGATGTTATTAAAAAAACAATGTTAGCAATTGCACAGATTGAAGTTAATGTAAAAACTTTCTGGGGTGATCTATATAAACGCATGCCTATCACAGAAATTGGTGATGTAGGTTTTACTTTTGCTGAGTCAGAAGTAAGACATAAAGATGCATATGCAAGACTACTAAGAATTCTTGGACTAGAAAAAGAATTTGAGAATGTAGTTGAAGTACCAGCTATTGCAAATAGAATTAAATATTTAAAGAAGTACTTAGACGGTACAAGATCTAGAGATAATAAAATGTACACTAAGTCTGTATTATTGTTCTCACTCTTCATAGAACATGTTAGTTTGTTTAGTCAGTTCTTAATTATGATGAGCTTTAACAAAGAAAAAAATGTACTTAAGGGTATCTCTAATGTGGTTGAGGCTACTAGTAAAGAAGAAGAAATACATGGTAACTTTGGTGCTGAGCTTATTAATATAATTAAAAAAGAGAACCCGGAGTGGTTTGATGAAGATTTTGAAGAGTTAGTATATTCTGCATGCAGAAAAGCTTACAGTGCTGAGTGTGGTATTCTTGATTGGATATTTGAGAGTGGTGAATTACCATTTTTACCAAAGTATACTATTTATAATTTTATTAAGAATAGATTTAATAATTCACTTGTAAAGATTGGAATGTCTCCTATCTTTACGGTTAATAGTGAAGCATTAAAAGTAACTGAGTGGTTTGATGTTGAGATTACATCTACCAAGGAAGGAGATTTCTTTTATAAGAAGTCTGTAGACTATAATAAGAAGAGTAAAAGCATCACAGTTGATGACTTATTTTAAAACCAAAATAAATGGAATATAGTAAATACTATTGGCTAAATGAAGATAGCCGTAAATTTTTATCAAGAGGATATATATCAGAGGAACCAGAACAAAGAATAAAAGACATAGCAAATACTGCAGAAAAATATTTGCATATGCCAGGCTTTGCACAAAAGTTTGAAGAGTACATGTCAAAGGGTTTCTATAGTTTATCTACACCAGTATGGATAAACTTTGGTAAACAAAAAGGTTTACCTATTAGTTGTTATGGATCAAATATAGATGATAATCTAGATAGCATATTAAATGCTGGGCGTGAGATAGGTATGATGTCTAAGTATGGTGGTGGCACTAGTTGCTACCTAGGTAATATAAGACCTAGAGGATCTGTAATATCAACAGGAGGACATGCAGATGGACCTGTTCACTATGCTAGAATATATGATACAGTTGTTGATGTATGTAAACAATCTGAAGCAAGGCGTGGAGCGTGTGCTGCATACTTACCTTTAGAGCATCCAGATATCATGGAGTTCTTAGATATTGGTACTGAGGGAAATCCAATACAAAACTTACAGTATGGTGTTACTGTAAGTAATAACTGGATGGAGCAGATGAGAGCTGGAGATAAAGATAAACGTAAGATATGGGCCAAAGTTATTCAAAGAAGAAGTGAGTTTGGATTTCCATATATAATGTTTAAGGATAACTCCAATAATAACTCTCCTTATAAAGAGATAGGAATGGAGATCACTGCATCTAATTTATGTTCTGAGATTCAGTTACCTACAGATACTTATAACTCTTTTGTTTGTTGTCTTGGTTCTATTAACCTATTACACTGGGATGAAATCATAAAGACTGATGCAATAGAAACTTATGTATTCTTCCTTAATGCTGTTATGGATGAATTCATTAAGAAGGCTGAAGTAAAAGCAGGCCTTAGAAGAGCTTATAACTTTGCAAAGGATCATAGAGCAATTGGTTTAGGGGTGTTAGGATATCATAGTTTGTTTCAATCAAAGCTAATTGAGTTTGAATCTCTTGCAGCTAAGCAATTAAACAATCATATATTTAAACACTTAAAAGAAACATCAGATGCTGCATCTAGATGGTTATATGAACATAGAGGTTACAGATCCTTACGTGAAGGTTTTGCAAACACTACACTAATGGCTATAGCACCCACTAAATCTAGTTCATTTATACATGGTGCTGTGTCAATGGGTATTGAGCCAATCAAGTCTAATTACTTTATCAAGGATCTTGCTAAGTCTAAAACTATATATAAGAATCCATTTTTAGAATGTGAGTTAGAAAAGTATGGTTTAAATAATAAGAAGACCTGGGATAGTATATTAAAGAAAGATGGATCTGTACAGCATCTAGACTTTCCAACTAAAGCAGTCTTTAAGTCATTTGTAGAGATAACACCAAAAGAGTTAGTTCTTCAAGCGGCACAAAGACAGAAGTATATTGATCAGTCACAGTCACTAAACTTAATGATACACCCATCAGTACCAGCAAAAGATATAAATGCTCTTTATATATATGCTTATGAAGAAGGTGTAAAAACTTTGTACTATCAATTTAGTCAAAGCTCAGCTCAAGCATTCTCTAGAAATATATTGGATTGTGCAAGTTGTGAAGGTTAAAGACTTGCTCTATTAGGAGGGACAAGCGTTTGTTTCTTACCCCCGTGGTATACATATGCATGTCCTTCCTCTATTAAAGTTTTACACACGTCTATCTCTATACCCTGATCATTTAGTATAAAGATCTCTGCTAGCACTCTGCCATATTTGCCTGTGCCATAAGATCTAATTCGGAAGAACATTTTCTTTTCTGACACATCTGATAGTAGTTCTTTAGTTCGTGCCTTAGCTGCTAAGCCTTTCTTCTTCTCTTCTAAGTCCTTCGTCCTACATTCCCATGTATCTAATCCGTGAAATCTAATTCTTTTTTTAACCCAGGTATCAAAACCTAAATCAATCATAGCGTCAACCGTATCACCGTCAACAACTCTGACTAACTTAGCTTTGTATATATATTTTTCCATGATTATTAAAACTGGCTAGCTTTAGATAGTTCTTCTATATCTGATTGTAGCTCTTCTAATGTTACTGGGCACTCTAGATCCAGGCCAGCTTTGTAACTAAATTCTTTGAATCCTTCTTTGAATACAATAATAGTAGGAGCCATTCTTACTTTATATTTTTTCTTAGCTCCAGGAGATTTAGCAATATCACACCTATAATATTTAACTCCTTTAAGTTTATTCCAATCTGCAAATGCATTGTCTTTATTAAACTCTGCATAAAACTCTACAACTATAATATCTTGGTCTTCTCCAAATGCACTTTTACCTGAAATTGCACTATCAAATCCATCATCTGTTACCCAATCTTGGGCTGATGCGGTTGTACCTACTAGTAATAATAGTATTAGTAGTACTTTTTTCATGTCTTTTATTTAGTACTCAATTCATAAAGACGTTGCTCTACCTTCTCTAGTGTGCCTTTTATTTCCTCAACGTCTTCTTGAGTATTCATAATTGTTTCCCTAATTAGTTCATCTTTAAGATCATATTCCACTCTATCAATAGGTGGTTCTGGTTTTTCCATTGCTAATGCTATGTCTGCTTTTAAAGTAAACCACATGGTAGCTAGGGTTATTGTAAAACCTATAATCATACCTATTGTTTTTAGATCTAAAGTAACTTTAGTTTGTTCTCCAATCTGAGGTGCGTTCTGTGCCATTTCTAATTATTTAGTTTTTTTAAATTCAAATTTTTCTCCAGTTATAGAAAGCTTATCTATTACTTCAGTTTGAAGATCTCTTAGTAGTTTTTCTAGTTTATCTTTTTCTATAACCATTCCAGAAACTTTATCCTCTAATGCTTCATTCTTTGCTTTCAATGCTTCTACCTCTTCTGGGTTCTTACCTATAAAAGTGTATATGACTACTGATAGTGAGCCAACAAGCATACCTACAATAACTTTAAATATATCATTATTAGTATCTGGTATTTCAAAAAAAGCTAAAAATAACAATAAGCCCATTACAAGTATAAATACTGTAGCAGCTCCTATATATCCTCTTAATTCTTTATCTTTTAACATAACTTATTAATTTAATAAATATCCATATGGAGTTGATTCAACATCTTGTCCAATTGGAAAATTTTCTAATCTTATTGATACAGTCATTGTTCTTTGTACATAAGGGTTATAAAATTCACCTTCAGCAGTTAAACAAATTAATCCTGAATGTGGCCCTCCTAGTTGACCTGCATCTTGTACTATTACTTCATTCCAAACTACATACTCCTGATCCCCTGGTATTTCAACACCAGCATACTTATTGTCTGGATTTTCCCAGGTATAAGTACCTACATCTAATAGTTCTCCATCATCATTTGCATCTGAATCCAAACAGTATAATGCAAAGTGTTGTCTATCTAACCTAATTTCACCATCATCAATTTGCAGATACAAAATAAATATCTTCTTAAGAAATCCATCTACATATTTACTTCCTCCAAATGAATTTACTTTAGCATATCTTTCATATGGATCAAATGTTTCACCATCTAAAGTTATTTCAAACACTTGTTCTAATACAACCTCTTCTTCTTTTTCACAACCTAATAAAAAGAAAACAGATATAAGTAATAATAATTTTTTCATTTTATTTAAATGTATAATTTATTCCTACACTACTCTGGTATAGTTCACTATCCCAAAATTTACCATATTCACCTTCTATAAATAATCCAAAGTTTTTGCTGAGTCTCCAGCCAAAATTTATACCTAGATTATAATCATCCCATTGTTCTGGTTCTGAATCTTGTTTCAGACCGCCTTTACCCCAATTATTTCTATTTAAATAGCTAAAGTCTTCATCACCCATAACATATTTATGATATGGTAATATATAATTAGCATATGCATGTAACCAGAAATTACTTTTATAATGATAGAAATCAAATCCCACAATAGGTGCAATCTCACCAAATGCATCAATGAGATCCCACTGTTCATTATTATATCTATTAATTAAATCTCTAAACACAGTGTTTCTAAACTGTAGATCAGAGTATGCTACTATTTGGTCTTGTGGATTATACCAATACCAATCAAAGTTTTGTACCTCTTCTCCTGTATTAGGATTAATACTTGTTGACTGATAAGATACATCATAGAATCCATATTCATATCCTAAAGAATACCAAGGGTTAGCTGGGTACTCTATCACCTCTCCATCTGGAGTTGTAAATGTTTCAGTTTCATTTAACCAGATCTCAATTGGGTTATATCCATAAGCACGTTCATGAGTACGGAAGATTGTACCCGCAGATATGCTAAACTTTTTACCTATTGGTAGTCTTAGTCTTACTTCTGCTGATTGATAGTTTAAGTTTATACTACCAACTTCTCTTGACTCAGCTTTAATTATATGATGTTTACCTGTGTGTTTAATAAAGTATCTGTGGTTTTCAAAGTCCTCTCCACGTAATCTTTCTTTTTCAAAATGAAATTGATATTCTAATCCAGCTAGTGCTGAGCTAGGTGCAGTAAATGCTAATTGTTGTTCTGTTCCATCATACCAGTTTCTAGGCTTTCTTTCATAGTCAAACCTAGCTAGTTTTCTGATTCCAAATCCAACTCTATAATCAAAGTCATAGTATTCCGTTACATTAATTACTCTTGGGATGCCGTAAAGATCACCATCTGCTGGTCTCTCTACAAAAAAGTCTTGTCTGCTTGATTCATATGAACTACGTGCATCTCCTGCACCATAGATAGTTCCATACTGTAAGAAATCTTTATATAGTGCTTTGAAAAATTTACCCTTATCTTCCTGTCCATAAGATAAGTTTGGTATGCACAATAAAAGTATAAGTACCAACAGACTTAAATAGTTTTTCATATTTAAAGTTTAATAATTAATTTAAATTCTTGTTGGTCTATATAATAATATAACCATTCTTGTTGGTGTGTACAAATCTTTTTAATGAAAATTTGTCCTGTTTAAACTTACTTAATAAAGAAATCTTCCATGTTTAAGTAAGCATCCCACTTCTGAATAGTATATAAAATAGGAACAGCATCTTTCCAGTTCTTGTAAACCTTGAGCTCTCCCTTTCTAGGCTTGTTCTGGTATACATACTCAGAGTTAGCATAGAAATCTTTTTCACTTTGTACCATGTATGCAAGAGGCGTCATTACAGTTAATGATAATGCCTCACCTATTTCACCTAATGTTCTAGTAGAAGCTATAGGTGATTTTAACATTTGGAATTGTTGCTGTAACCCCGGAGGTAGTGGTGTAAACATAATAAGTTCTTTATATGTTCTATCCGCTTGATACTTGGCCATATTTTTAAATCTCTTAGTTACCTCATCATCATCATCTTCTCCTGCTAATATTGAGTTTAATATCTGACTCAGTAAGAATACGGATGACATAATACCAATCTCACCCATAGTTCTGTAGAAACCAAACAATTTATTCTTTGCTCTCTGATCTCTGTTTCCTCCTTCACCCGTAAAGCCATACTCTTTTAAGAAACCTTTACCATAACTACTCATCTGTAGGTTACCTTTAGATATTTCATTCTTCATATAAGATAAAAACTTAAGGAATGATATATATCTACCTTCCATCCATCCTAAGTTCTCATCAAAGTATTCTCTTTGGTATCTTGCTCTAATAGCTGGAGCAACCCACTTATGGAACTGAGCCGCAAGATTACCAATAGTTGTGCTTTGCATAACCATTCTATCTTCTCTTGCATAGTTACCATGTATTTGTTTGTTAACCTCTCTGATTTGATTTCTTAATTCATATCTAAACTGATCTGTATACTCTACTTCAGTACCGTTCTTCTTAACAATAGTATCATATCCTTCTTTAAGAACATTCTTATGTGTTTTAGCATCATAATCAAATGCATCATATAAAGATAAGGTCTCACCAGTTGTGCTATTTTTTATTGTAGTATCCATAAGAAGGGCCATACCCACCTTAGTTTGTACATTGTATTCTGCTGAATCCTGAAGAACATACCCCCATTCAGCAGCACGTGCAAACCAACTCTTTTCTCCTGTAGTTGAAGCAGACTGCTCTCGTATATCAGACATCTTATCCATCATTCTAAATAGATCTACAAATGCCTCATACTTACTGTTTGGTTTCTTTGGATCATAATCTGATTTATTTAGACCTGGTATAACACCTAATGTTGCTATGTCAGCAAGATCTGTAGTATTATAACTTGTTCTCTTTACTAGATCTGGTATTGCTCTCTTATTAAACTCTAAACTTGCTCTCATGAATGCAGCCTTACCAAAGAATCTACCACCAAGGAGTTCTATATTATTGTTTATTCTACCAATAACATAGTTATTAAAGTTACCAAATGGGTTAAATGCAACATATGACAAAGAAGACAACTGAATTAAGCCATCAGCAAGTTTATCAAAGAAGCCTTTAGATACAAGTTCATTGTCATAATAAACCATAGACATAAACTTCTTAGCTCTTCTTACAACATTTGCTTCAACACCCTCTCCTTTTTTCTTACCAATTTTTTTGAATTGACCATCTAACCATTTACCTGTCTCTATAGAAGTATCAGCGGGAGTATACTCTCTATTCTCTAATACTTTAATCATAGCATTAAGAGTATCTTCAATGGTACCCATAGTCTCATAGTTCTGTGCCATAGCACTAAACTTCAAAAGACTTGTAGTCATATCAGTACTAATTTGACCTAGGGATGGTGTAGCTCTAAGTCTAGACATCTTACCATTAAGTATTGCTAGTTCTTTATCATACTTTTCTTTAACTATTCTGCCCTTTTTAAACTCTGCTTGTAGATTACTAATCTCTTTTTCTACAACTTCCATTTCACCGTCAACCTTTGGTCTACCTGTATAGAAGATAGGAAGAGTACTAATCATATTACCATTCTCATCAGTTACAACACCCTTTTGTTGAGATGTTTGCTTAAACATATTCCATGCATTACTACCAATAGTCTTAGCATATAGTTTAGTAACTAGATTTGGTTTGCCTTTAAGATCATCAATAACATTATTTTTAACTAAAGGTACACGTCCAAGCATCTGTGTTCTTACACCCACTGGTAGTTTATTAAGTAAATCATTCTCATATAAGTCTATAAATAACTCATAGAATTCTTTTTTAGCTTGACCTAATGCATCTGTAGGAGTCATAATCTCTACATACTTTGCATTACGCATATCTTGGCCTTTACTAGTTATTTCTCTTGCTTCTCTATATTCAGGCTTTGGAGATCTAAATGTTTGATCTTTTACTATAGCACCAGTAGGTTGACCATTTACTCTAACTGCTTTTGTGTATCCAATAAAGTCATAGTACTTTGCTTCATAAATTGCATAGTCTCTATCTGATATTCTAGGCTTTCTATACCAAGTACCATGTGGACTAGCCTCACTACCAGGAACCCAGAACTCAAACTTATCTCTTTCAGCCTTGAATTCATCTGTATATCTATGATATTCTCCGTCAGCAAGATCACCATTCTCATCTTTAGTCTCTGCTCTAAAAAATTCTGATAGTCTGCTTTTCTTTTCAGCTAATGCTTTATTGTATTTTATATCTTCTTCACTTGCCTCATCAAGATTCTTTATATCTCTATACTCATAAGGATGTCCATCATTATCATATAACTCATTTCTTAGTTCCTGTTGTAGATTATAATACTGCTGTCCTATTTTTTGTGTATAGAACCCAGTAAAGTTTCCTTCTGAATCTCTCTCAAGCATAAAATCATAAAGCTTTTCAACATCACTCTCTGATGATAGTTTTAAAAGCTTTGCTCCAGCTGCTCTAATTAGTGCTTCTCTGTCACCAATCCTGTCAAGTAATTCTTGTTTCTTTGCCTTATAAATCTTATCCATTAGTGCAAGTATGACATCAGGAGATGTTGCCATGTCTCTTGTCATATATTCTGTACCATTAATATCAGGAGCAATCTTCATAAGCTCATCTAGATCTTCCATAGTAAATACACTTCCTTCTCCTCCAAAGTCTCTACCAGATCTAGTTTTTATAATCTCTTTTACATAGTTATCAATTGCTGTATCTATTAATCCAGGCTGATTTGTACTACCTCCACTTAGTTTATTTAGTTCTAGTTGTAAAGAAAGCACTAAGGATCTTTGTGTAGCATTTAATTCTTTTGAGTCTGCAATAGCATAAAGTCCCTCAAAGGTTTTAATAAATCTATCAAAGTTAAGAGCATAGGTAATATACTCTGACTTACCAAAGTTTTTAGGATCTTGTATATAGTCAGAAAAAGATCTAACTTGTTTTAAAGCATCTCTTAATAATGATGAGTAAGCTTGAGATCTAGAAATAGGACCCTCACTTATTGCAATACCTATGTATGCTAACGTACTTGCAATATTTTCTTGAGTTTGTTCCTTTGTTCTATCCATAAAAATACTACTCTTAATTTGCTCAAGAGCTTTCTTCCTATCTAATAAACCAATTCTATAGTTTTCTAGAGCACCTAAGATTGTATTGTATTCAGGATATTCATTTGGATCAATAGAGTCTGCAACAAACTCATCTTCTTGGAATTCTTTTTCTCCTTTGTAAATTGCATCTTCTGCATTTTCAATAGCACTCTCTAATTTCTCTGACTCAACATTATCTGTAATTCTTGGTACAAGCTTGTCAACATAAAGAGCATTCTGAGAAGCTGGATGATCTACCCATTGATCTGCTTTTATGTTACCATCAAACTTTTGATTTTTACCCTTACCAGTAATGCCGGCTACAAAGTGTATTGTAGATGCAGCATAGTCTCCATCATATACAGTATAACCCATGTTCTCAAACATTCTCCTGTATAAGTTGACTTGTAAGTTGTGTTGACCTCTTGTAGATAATGTATCAACACCAGCTTGTTTTAGTAAGCTATCCTCTGAAAGGTCCCACTCTTTATCATATAACTTCTTTTGTCTTCTGCCAGATATAGTATCTGTATAAGACAATGTTTTTAATGAATTCTTTGTAGTCTTAAGATCTACTATTTTTATCTTACCATTCTTATCTATAATTACTAAGTCTGCTGTACCTGCAAGTTTTGTAGCTTCATCAAATACTACAACCTGTGACAAAGCAACAGATCCCTCTGGCATTATATTAGCAAGAGTTGTAGAAAGATTGTTATAAGTTTCTTTAGCTGTTTCTTCACTAAGGATTTTCATCTCAGGAATAACATCTTCTAGTTTTCTATGTGTTACTATAGCATCTAGCAATGCATCTACATCATTACCTATATCTAAATTAAGCTGAACATCTTCTTGATTCTTAAGCTCACCTTTGATAGCAGTTGTTACTGATGTATATATTTCACCATTAGTAATATCTACATATGTATGATTCTCTTCATTAAGAGTAACAATTGTACCTGATGACGTATCATTTAAGTTAGCTGACAAAGAATCAATCTCTTGCTCACTTGCTCTTGCTTGGAAAAATAGTCTGTCTATAATCTCTGCCTGTAATCCGTTTGCCTCAGCAAGAGCTGCATCAACAACTCTTTTCTTTTCAGGGCTTAAGCTATATCTTACTTTACCATTTACTCTACTCTCAAGTTTAAATTGTATTCCTTCTGTATTAAGAAGTTTGGCAATATCACTCATACTTGTATTAGCATTTATCTCTGATACAGGTATAGCTCTACCAGTAAGGTATTCATTTAAGTTGTTTATTATATTCCTAAACCACTCAAGTACCTCCTTAACTCTATCTAAGAATCTTTTGGTTGGTTGGTTCTCATACTCTTTATTAAAGTGTCTAGATAAAGCCTGTGTTACAATTTCTAAATCTCTTTCTACATCATTAAAACTTCTCTCCTCATTATAAGAATCTTCAATTTCTTGAACCATCTCTGGAAAGTTGCTTCTTGCTTCTGCTAGTAAACTATTAAATAATCCTTCATTATCTATTTTAATTGCATCTACAAAAGGGTGTAACATTTCTTCTATTGCTACTTCATCAGTTACTCTTCCTTTTATTAAGTATGCTACACCATCTACATAAAAAGACCTCATCTGATCAAATGGCACATTGTTTTTCTTCCACTCAGGAAAGCCTTCGTACATTTGTCTTGCTTGACTTACAGATAACATTTGTACATTTATCTGTGGGAACATTCTTTTAAGATGCATTACAACAGCTCTAGCTCTTGGGGTATCCCATGATCTAGAAGACTCTATCATATCTTTAGCTGAAAACATATCTTCATTTACAGTAACTCTATATGTTTTTGCTGTTCTTTCTAGTGTAACTCTATTTTCTGGTATATTATTTATATGCAAATATCTCTTGAGTCTTTTTAGATTAGATGCTAAATACATCTCATCATATTCTCTTGTAGTTGGGTTTGAGTTATTAACATAAAAGCTACCCTGATAACTATGTCCAATTCTTTCTCTACGCAAGTTGTTTAGCAATGCATCACCAAACTGTCTTTGTCTTAATGAAAAGGCAAGTTTTTGATTACTAACAAAGTCTTGTGCTTCTAAAACTGTAGGAAATGTATCTACATTGTTGAGTTTCTGCCAGTTATTTACAACATTAGCAGTATCAACATCTGTTTTATACACATCTTTTAGTGCTTTGTATTCCGGTAAATTTACATTTAAACACGTAGCCATAACTTATTATTTTAATATACAAGACTTAATAAAGTCTAAATATTGTTCTGTATCATCATAAACGCCTTCTTCATATTTTCCTATAAAGTCTTCTAAAGATAATATTTTTTGAGCTCTTAGCAATCTCATTGCATCTTTATTTCCTTGGATGTTTGCATCCCAAAAATCTGCTATCTCTGGATATTGCTCATCTATTTCAGTTTCAAAATCAAGCATAAGTTGTTCTTCAACTTGACTGACTTCTGGTAATGACTGATCAACATCATCAATAACATTGGCCTCTGCCTCACCTCTATCTTGTGCTTCAGTATCCATGCCAAGTTGTTCAAGTAATGCTGCTGTATTAGCTAAGTTTACAGCTTCTGCTTCAGGATCTAATTGTACTTCTACTGAACTTTCCGTTGCTTCAATATTACTGTTATCATTTTTAAGAACCTGCTCTTGAATACCTTTGGTTTCATCAATAGCAATGCTGTCTGTTATATCTTTTACAGAAGTATCTTGGTTCTTCTTTTTTACATAGTCTCTTACACTCTTATAAGTAGGTCTATCACCAAACATAAACCCAATAGCAGTTTGTTGATTTGATCCCATAGTCTCTACAACCTCATAGTTATTTGATTCCTGTATTCTACCATAGGTTTTATAATTTGTAACACCTGATAAAATATTTGTAACACCCACTCTTAAATATTTTGGTGAGTTTTCTATTCCCATTCTTTCCCAAGCTACAGTTACAACATCATCTTTTATTGATACACCTTGAGGTAAACTACCAGTAACTTCATTACGTACAAACGTGTATAACTTTGCACCAGAAACATTAGACAAAAGATATCCATTCTCAAACTCTTGTTGTAATTCTTCTTGGCTCATACCAAATACAGACTCAAAACTTGCTTCACCTCTTAGAGCCTTTTCTACACTGTTAATTTGATCAAGGTAATTACCTATAACAAAAGGACTGATAGCTTCTAAAAGTGATGCATATTTAACTTGCAATCCATCTTTAACCATTATATAGTTTACAATTGACATTGCATCATTCTTAGTTTTTACTGAGCCAAATAGTTTTGCAAAGTCACTTTGTAAGTCAACTTTTTGTGCAGCTGATAGATTTCTAAAGGTATTTGCATTTGCAAGATTAAGACCTGTTTGGTTATCAACTTCATTAGCACGCAGGCTAATTATAAAGTTGTCTAGGAAGAAGTTGTTTGCACCTTCTTCTGTACCCTTTAATCTATTTATTATATCATTTATAGATTCATAGTCTGTTGGATATAATATATCATTACTTAGTGTAGCAACTCTCTGTTGATCATTTTCTAATTGATTTTGTTGGTATGCTTTTATTGTTAAGTAAGACAATAGATCTGTAGAAATACTTTCTATTACCTCTTCATTAAAACTAATACGTCTAGTATCCATATTATCTAAAACGCTTGATAATATATCATTAAAAGTTGCACTTGCAGTTAAGAATGTTGCAGGTAATAAATCATCTGTAATCTGATAGAATATTTTTAAGTATTGATTTTGCCAAGTCTTACCTTTATATATAGGAGATAAATCCATAGGTACATCTTGAGCAAATAGTGATTTTATATTAGTAGATTTTTCTCTTATAGCAACCATATTTTTACCTAAACCTTTAGATAAACTTGTAACAGCTCCCATCTTATCAGTATAATTTTTAATTGTCAATACTTGGCTAAATAATGAAAGAACACCTTTAAGTTCTCCTGCACTTTCATCCTGTGGATTATCTATAACATCTAACAAGAATCTATCATTGACAGGCTCTGCCTTAACTTCTTTCTTAATCTCTGCAAGTTTGTTTCTTACTAAAGTATCCATACCAGGATCAAGCTTATCTTTTTTATTAAGAGCTTCTGAGTATAAATCTTGTATGACTGGATGATTAATTAATAATATAGAAGTTTGTATAGGTACACCTAATGCTGTCAAGTTAGCAACAACACCCATTGCATGTCTATTTAATCCTAGCTTAGCAACAAGCCTATCTTTTGCATTATCTGTTGCCATAGTAATTAGTGCTGATAATGTATCTTGTTTTCTTTGACCATTATCATCTAGCGTTCTACCAAAGTCATTATATGATTTACCATTAATGCTAATACTTTCATTCAGTTTAATGTTGTACTCAGTTAATAAACTTAAATATAAGTTAGGTAATACAATAGCACCAATAGAAGCACCCTTGTTAGCTCTAAATGCTTTTATCTTACCTGATAAATTATCTACATCAACGTTATCTTCTTGAACTCTTTCAGCAAAAACTTCAGACTGACTTGCTAAGAAGTCAAGGGTATCTGTAAGCACATCTGTTGTTGCTGGTTGATATGATATAGGATTACTTCCTTCTGTAACACCACGGTTGCCCATAAGTGCATATCTATAGTCAAGTACATCATTATTCATAGGTGCCTCATATGGCTCTCCATGTTTAGCTACATACTCCCCATACTGTTTTTGTGTAATAGGTAGGCCAAGAATCTTTAATGCATTTAATGCATTTTCTGATAAACCTGCATCAGTTGCAATATCTTGCTCAACATCATCAACTGAGTTTTGAATTCTTGCAGCTCCTTCTCTATTATTATAGATACCTAATGCTTCTGAGTACTGAGTTCCTTTTTGTTCTACTTTGTTATTTACATATTGTACATACTCACTATATTTTTCACTTACATTTTTACCTTTACCATACTCAATAAACTGATCATCTTTTACATAGAACTCTTTTATCTGTGCAAATACTTTATCAATATCAAAGTCAGCACCTGATATTTCTATTAGCTCTTCTGCAAACATTGCTGATGATCCAAAATATACTGGTAAAAAGTCAACCATCTTCATATTTACTGTAGAATGATTATCTTGTGATGGTATTCTCACACCAAACATTTTAGCTACTACATCAGGAATAGGTGCATCAGTATCTTGTATTAAGTCCATAACCTCTTTTTGGTGAGCTGGCATCATCATCTCAGTATATCTTTGCCCTGTAGGTTTTCCTTGTGCATCATACTCTATAAGGCCAGATCTTAATCTATCTAATACAATCACACCTTCTTTAGGTATATTGTTATTTGTAAGATCTTCTATGTTGGAAAGCTCAGGCTTATTAGCCATTCTTTCCCAAACATCTTGTCTTATGACTTCTGATCTTACTGGTACTCCCTTTTCATCTATTTCAAATACTCTTCTATATACACTATTACCAAAGTCAGAAACAAGAGTTAATGAAACACCTGGCGTTCTTTCAGATAATACACCTCTACTAAAGTAACTAAAAAACAACTGCTCAAACTTCTTAATAGTAATAGGGTTATTAAGATTGTAATTTTGAACACCATCCGTAGTAGAAAAGAACTCTAATAAATTACTACTAGCTTGTGATGCTTTTAATCCAGCAACTGCATAGTTTAAGAATGCAGAAAGATTTGGAGTAATAGCCCCTTCTTGTTTAGATACTCTAAACTCATCAAGAGCGGTATTCAAACTGAAGATTAAATTTCTTTTGTTTTTATATTTTAGTACAACTCTTCTTGAGACAGCATCATTATATGCTTGTCTGATTTCTCCAACAGTCATGTTAAGTCCATCAACAAACACATCATCTTTTTGCTCTGATGTTGCAATTTCTTTTATCTGTGTAGGATCTACTATTTCTAACTTATTAGATGGATTCAGAACTTGTAATCCCATAAATCTTGCATCTAGTGTAGTATGACCATTACTAAATGGACTATCTGTTTTAAGGTCATCAAGAGAGTTGATACGTTGCTTTTTCATTTTAATTGCACTCAATGGAGCTGCAATACTTATAGTGTCTTTTGTATCCTCAATTGCCTCAAGCTTTACTCTTAGATTATGAAGTGCTACTCTATTAGGTTTAGCAACCCATTTAGAACCATCCCAGTTTGAAGTATAGTCAGGTGTAAGCACAAAAGCAGACATCTTTAAGAATGTACTGCCATCACCATAAACAAGCTTTTTAGAGTTAAGCATAGCCTGCATTTTGGCTAAACCTTCAGGTGATTCAGCGGTACCAAATATTCTATCAGAGCTAATTGGTATACCATTTTCTACATCTGTTATCAGCTTTGCTTGTGCTGGACTTAACTTACCAAAACCAAAGAACATATATCTAAATGCTTTAGTAGTAATATACATTTGTGCATCTGCAACATCTATATTACCAGACTTAGGCTCTTCTAATGTAACTAAACTAATATCTTCTACTGGATGAGTTACACCTAGTTCAGGAGCAGTAATAGCACTATACGCACTATAGTATGATGCATTTTGCATCTTAGCTCTTTTAACTTGATCAACAGAATCTTTTAGAGATACAGCCTGATCACCAAGCAGTATTTCATTTATTGCATTACTATTAATCCAATCATTAAAGAATATCTGCTTTAGGTTATGTGTCTCATCAAAATTTAGGTTCAGTGCCTTTGCAGATGCTATAGTATTCTTTCTAGATACACCTTGTGCAACAACTAAACCATCTGTTATGTTTTTAGATATTTGATCTTTTATCTTAAGTTCTGTAATTAGTTCTTGGAACTCATTAAATTGTATTTCTAAATTATCTACAACTTCTTTTCTTAGTTGTGTCATAGTAATACCTGCAAACTTTAGTGACTCATCAAGAGTTATAGGATTACCATCTTTACCTTGTGATACTGCAATACCTTCTAATTTTGTTTTAGTTTCATTACTTAATAAAAGTCTAGTATTATGTAGTTTGTAAGCTCTACCATCAATACTATTATAACCAAGTATCTCTTCACCAGTAAGTGTTGCTTCATTTGATTCTCTATTTATTCTTGAGAATTCAGTTCTAATTTGATTTACATAAACATCTACAGCTTCTTCTGTTAATACTGCCTTACCATTTACAAGCTCAACAGCTTTAATTACAGGTAGATTAATCATATCTCCTGTATTAGATGCTTCCATAACTCTAATTAATACAGGAGCTAGTGCCGTGACAATAGCTTTACCCTCTTCATCTAAGCTTTCTACAGTTTGTACTCTATTACTTTTTGTATTGAATAAAGCAGTGTAATTATTTATAATACTAAGTGCAAACTCTTGTGGAGTAAAATCACCATATGTAGATGTTGATGTAACACCAGATATATTATCATTAATATCAGACTCACTCTGTAATGACTGTCCTACTTTACTACCAGCAACTCTAGTTACTTTTAGTCTATTCTCTTCAGACATTTTATTAAAAGCACTATTATTAAGCAGGTAATTATTGTCCATATATGGATCAGAGTCTTTAATTTTTTCTAACTCAACCTGGTTATTTAATGATGCTACTTTTTTAAGATGGTATGTAGGCAGCTGATGTGCATATACCAAATCACCATTTGGATTTTTAAATACTGATGCACCAATTGTTTCATCAAAAGGAGCATTATTTATACTCATTACTTTTAGTCTTGAGCTCATTCCTGAGTCATCTGTTGCAAAAATATTCTGATCTTGTTGCAGTAATAAGTTTAACTGATTTACATCATCTACAGATAAAGGTGTTTCTTGTGCATATAAATTAACTAATGCTTTTTGTTTTACAGTAAGTTTATTGGATGGTCTATTAGCCACCATACTAAACTGCAAATACATAGGACTAAGCTTTATACCAACTAAATCAAATAATAACTCTGAGTATTTTTTAGAGTCATTTTCCATTCTAATGTTAGTAATTGCTTTTTCAGATACTTGTAGATCAGATGATATATCTTCTAATAAGTTCTTTGTTGATCTCTTTCTTTTTGGGTTAGATACTAGTTGTTTTCTTTTACTAATAAAAGCTTGGCTCCATCTATCAAGTTGTGAGTTAATATCATCTCTTTCAGATGCACTGTAGATTCTTATATTACCTTGTAAATCTCTTTCATTAAATATATAGTCAACTCTAAAGTTTTCAAAACCTTTTAGAATAGACTGTAATAATGGTGCATTTTTCAACTCTACTGGTAATGAAGCACCAGATAGTAATTCTTCTTCTGATATTCCTACATCTTGTAAAATTCTATTTACAACAGCTCCAGCTTGCGGATTGTCTTGACCAAAGAAGTACATGCTCTGTAAGATCTTTAATGGATCTTCTATACTTTTTACAGATTTTAATAATCCATTATATGCATCTACAAAGTTGACAGCTACAATTAATTTTTCACCATCAACCAGCTCTTCATTACCAAAGTAGTCTGTTGACGCAACAGTTGTTGTTGCAATATAAGCTCTTAATTTAGAAGATAATGATCTAAATCCTCCAATTAGTGATGCATCCTTGTCATACTGAGATGTAGTTCTTAGACCTGTATCATCTTGGAATTCATCAACTGTAAATTCTTGATCTACATCTTGATCACTAATAATATTTAAAAGCTTAACAGTTTCTTCTAATATTTCTTCTGAGTAATCATCAAAAGCTAATTCTATTTCAGATAGTCTTTTCTTTTGTAACTCATCTTTGTTTTGGTTAGTTGGGTTGTCAGGACTATATAACCAAGCAAAATCATCCATAAGCTCATTTAGAACAGCTTGTGGATTATATGCTCCTTCTATAGCTGCTGTTCTGTTTAAAAACATTGCTGCTATGCTACGGATCATTGGGTCTGCTATATCACTATCTAAATAAATATAACCAACTTTATCACCTGATCTTTCTGATGCATAAGGTATCAATGCATTTGCTTCTACACTTATACCTTCTACTAATGGTGCAGTAAACTCATTTGATGCTATTGACGCACCTTTAAATTTACCTGAGTCAATTTTTTCAAATAATGTTTGTAACTCGTTCTTGTTATATGAACTAAATACAGATCTAATCCAATCCAAAATCCTAGTAAATAAAGACTTGACACTAGCATCTGTCTTAGTGCTCTTTGGATTTGTCTTAAACTTCTCAAACTCATCTGCCATATACTCTTCATAGTACTCATTCTCAAGTTCCTTTCTGCTCATATTAGTATATGTATCAGCAGAGTTTCTAAATCTTTCTAGTTCTTTCTCAAAGCTTTTGCCTTCTGCTCTGAGTTTTGCACGTACTTCTTTTCTAGCAATGCTACGGTACTTTGCTATATCTTGATCAGATAATAACATTCTAAATACACCGTGGAAAGCCTCATGATATTTAAATGGACTTCTTGCACCTGTATATATTGTACCTGATACTTTTACATTACCCGCAATATTATTTAAACCAAGAACAAATGCACCTACACGTACACCACCTGCCTTAAGATTATCACCTAAAGTAGCAATGTCTTGTATATCTATATAGTCTGGTAAGTTATCACTTGCCCATACTGTAAATGCATTTATGTCTTCTATATTTTCATTAGATAGTTCAGCTGGCAATACTTTGTTTGCTTCTTTCTCAAGTGCCTTCCGTATCTTTAAAAGATCTTGGTACTCTTTATTTTCTCTTAGTACTTTGTTTCTACTTCTACCATCAACTCCTTCAAGTAATTGAGCTTTTAACTCATCAAGTTGTCTAATAACTTGTGATAGAGAATCTTTTTTCTCAACTGTTTCTGTCTCAGTCTCAATAGTAACTGAACCTTCACCACCACGTTTAGCAACAGCCAGTGTAATTTCACTAAGCTTTATTCTTTCTACTTGTTTTTCTCTATCATTAAGTTCTTCACCTCTTAGCTTTTTATTTACAATATGCTCCATAAACTCTGATGGCATATTAACAAAGTCATCAGCTGCATAATCATTAAACTCTTCTTCACTAAGATCTAATATACTTTCTTCAGCTTCTTCAGCAATAGTTACTGTTGGCTCTGGTCTTGCAATAGGCTCTACTTTTCTGTCTGTATTTGCATCAACATCTCTTGATGCTTGTATTGCTGCTGAGTCAGCAGTAAGTCTTAATTTCTGTTGCTTGATAACCTGCGGTGTAACATTAGTGGTTGTTTTACTAATAATTTCTTCTACCGTAGTCCCATCAGGAAATGAGTTTCTGAAGTTCTTACCACTGATACTTACACCTGATGCTTTGATGTCAGCTTCTTCATTAAATGAATCAATTAATGTTTGCATCTTATCAGATACACTTAAAGATGTGTCATTAATCTTATCCTTAGATAGCTCTACAGTCTTACCAACTTGCTGCTGGCTTGTCTTATTAAAGAGCTGCATCTGTATTTTACCAAAAGGATTAACTTGTAATTGTACTGTATATCCAGGGATAGTACTAATAAATAAATTTTCTCCTAACTGTGCATTATATTCACTATTATAAGCTAGATCTTTCTCTTTGCCTTTATCATCAAGATTTTCTTTTTGTGTAAGCTGTGCTCTTTCTACCAAGTCTGTAGCTAAACCAGTCAAGTCTTCTGCACTAAACTGCTCTGCCTTTAAGTTTACTAAACCATATGTACCATTTGGTAATAATACAGCAGCTACATATCTGTCTGTACCTTCTATCATTTGATTCCATAAACCTTGAGCTTTCAATCCAGCTTCTACCTGATCTCTTAAAGCACGTGCCTCAGAGCCTTCTAGATTAGTTATTGATTGTTCTGTTCTCTTACCATCCTTGCCTAATTTTAAATCATAAACTAAGAAGTTACCTTGGTTATCTGCAGACTGATAATTTAAATCTCTTAGAGATCTTGTAGAACTATTATCATAATCCATTACACCGCCCTCTATAATAATAGACATACTAAACGGTAAATCATTAGCAGATAAAACAGCTGTAGTTTCTGATGTAATACCTAGGGAGTCAAGTGTAGATACTAATAGTGCATTTAGTGCAAAATTGTTTTGAGCAAGTTTTAATATATCTGGCTTACTCATCTGTTGACTAAGTGTGTTGCTTACAAATATTGTATTATTAGCTTGATCTCTAGACATGTTTCTAGGATCTATAATATTACCTTGTGGATCTACCATCTCAACATTTTGATTTGGCAGGTATGCAAATATATTTTGATTACTATCTACTTGTGGTATACCATTTCTTTCAAGAACTAAATTAACTCTTGCTTGAGTATCTGGGTTATTTATTCTAAGACCAATAACATACTTGCTTCTTTTAATCTTTATATAAGGATTAGAAGGGTTACCAGGTATAGTATAGAAACCACTTTCTGTACCACCTTGTGGATCTAATGTAACAACAAGCTCTAATGCTGCTATCTCAGCAGGAGTTAGCTCAGAGATTATAGCGTTGTATCTAGATAATGCACCTTCTCTACTTTCTCCAGTAGTAAAGTTCATATGAGGATATGGTGTAATAGGCTCACTGATGTTCAGTCTAGATACATTCTTAGGTAGTACCTCAAACTTAAGTTCCTGTACAGAATAGTTATTTGCAAACTGACCTTCTTGTAACTTGATTACTTTTTTCTCTCTTTCTTTTACGTTAGCAATGTTGTCTTCTGATGCAACTAAACGTAAGTAACCACCTTGTATTTGCTTTGGTGTGCTTAATACAACAAATTCTTTACCATTCTTGTCATATACAAGCATACCTTGATTTAGTACAACATCATCAAACAAAAAGTCTGCTGAGTCCGGTGCTGTCTTTTCTATCTTCTTAAGTGCTGCTACTGCAGAACTAGCATTATCAAATGTACCATATTGGGAACTAACTAGGTCTAACAATGCTGATGGTAAATTATTACCTTGGCTATCTACTAATTTGAATAAAGCTACTGCATCTCCTGATACAGGATCTATTGTAGTAATCTTAACAACGTTAGCAATTATGCCTTTCTTATAGATAGTTTTATTCTTATCACCTTTTACTATATCACCTTCTTCTGGTAATATCTCTTCTTGCTCTACAATATCAGAAATTTCTAAACCAGCAGATTTTAAAACACTAGCTATTAAATCACTTTCTCTAGCCTCTCTTGAATTTAAATATTCCTTAAACCCTTTTTCTGATTTTAAATCTGCTTCTGATACTTCTATAAATACTGCATTACCTTTTGCATCAGTAGTATAGTATCCTTGTGCCCATACTTTCTTTATAGCATTAAATGTATTTTGTAATGTAAGGCCTTCTTCTGTATTTCTCCACTCTTCAAATGGTAATACCTTTTCTCCAATTACAGCCTGTGTAGATGCATACCTTTTATATCTTCTCTCTAATAACTCATTAAGCATAGGAGTATTATTACTTTCAGGTAATATTACATCAACTTCATTTTCTTCTAAGATTTGGTCTTGGGTATTTTTTGTTTCTTGTGCATCAACCTGAGCTTGTTTCTCACTAGTTTCTGTTGCTTCTGTTGTATCAACTTCAGTAGCCTTTCTATATGTATCAAGTTTTCTTTGAATTTGCTCATACTTTGCTTTATCAACTCTCTTATCAACTAAACCTTGCTCTGTATAAAAACTCTTTAGATAGTTTGCATTACCACTCATCAAGAAATTCTTGACTTCTGTAGGATCTCCATAGACACCAAGCTCAGCCAATTCATTTACTAATTGATTTGCCTCAACAATTTCTATATACTTTTCAATATTTTGTTTGTGTCTTTTTTGAAGATTTTTATATATTTCTTTGTTGATTTCTAATTGTCTATCAACAATCTCATTAAATCTTTCTGGGTTTTGTAAATACTCAATAGCTTTATCATAAACCTTAGCTCTATCTTTTAATGCATGATAATCTACCACTTCTTTTAGTGCCTCATCTATCTTTGTATTATCTACAAAAGATCCAGCAGAAGATGCCATATATCTTACATAGTTATAAAACTCTTTTCTAAGGCTCCTTATCTTTCTTCTATCAAAAGCACCACTCTTTGTTAAGTTCTTAGGATCTGTAAGAATAGCTTTGATAGCTGTAAGTCTTTTTAACTTTTCTTCTTTTTTCTTTTTATCCTTTCTAGTTGTAGCATTATCACCTTCATTGATTATAATCTCAGTAGCAAGTAACCTTAACTCATTATCTATAGCATCTAGATCTAACAACACTGTCATATCACTAGCCGCCATGTTCTCAAATAGTGGATCATTTGCAAGATTCTGAAATATAGAATTAGATCTTTCTAATGCACGTGTAAATCCATCTTGAGTGAACATATAAAGATATCTAGCATGTTCATATGCTGATTCTTTAAGTGCTTCTTGTATATACTCTCTTGTACCTTTTTTATATTGAGTTCTATCAAAAGGGTTTTGGAATCTATTCTTAGCTTCATTATATTGATCCTCAACCTTATCTATGTTGTTGATCATATCCTGAATCCTACTTCTAATTTTACCCTGTTTAATATCTGTTTTAGATGATGGGAATGCTTCTGCTAATTCTTCATCAGTCATAGTTAAGTAGTCTTGTAACTGACCTCTGAATATATTAGATGTACCCATTTGGAATATAGTATACATCTGCTGAAACTTAGCAAAGTCTTTTTGATCTATAAAACCAAACTTATCTTGATCAAATACATTGCTCTTCATAGCATCTGCTACTTGCTTTTGAACCATAAAGTTTAACTTATTAGGATCAAACATAGCTGTTGGATCATCTACTTGACTATTCCATGCATTGTTATGTGTTTCTACAAGACTCTTAATTAACTCTTCTTTGTTCTTTTTATATTCTGCAAAAGCATCTTTTTGTTTTTGCGTACCAACATTTATACCTAAAGGGTTAAGACCATAATCATAGATTGCTGGAACCCCCTGAAAAAATAATTTTTGTGGTCCTTGTACAATACCACCCATCAAGAATCCAGACATAAATACACTAAAGCCTTCTCCACTAAGCTGATCACCCATACCAGATAGGATCATATCATTTTGCAAATCAATACCACCAGCCATTGGGTCTTCAAGTACGGTTGTAAAGTAACCTCTTGTTGCTGATGACACAGCTTCTTGTGATACTTCTTGTATACCCTCAGCAACATTAGCAGCAAAATACCTTAAAGTTGCAGCAGCAGCCATACCAGCATTACCTTTTATACCACCTGCTCTAACTTTCTTTAACCAGCCTTTAAATCCTGCTCCTGCATCACTAAATACATTTTTATTTAATTTACCTGCAGCATCTCTTGTTGCTTTTGTTTTTATAATTCTACCAGCAAAGCCTTTTCTAAAGCTATCATTAAATACTCTACCTAGTGATCTATTAAAACCTCCTAATGCATTTCCTAGTACAAACCAATTACTAGCATAAATAATGGGTGCATTAGCTAATGATGTATAGTATGCACCTTTAGCAGCTTTACTTTGTATAGTAGCCATTTCATCAGGAGTAACTGTACCACCTGATTTGTTTTGCATTATATCAACCCCTTCTCTTACAATTTCATTGTAAACCATACCACCTTCTAGCTTACTTTCAGCTATAGCAAGATTTACAGCTCTTAGATCTCTATAAAAACCACCAAAACCGGCTCTCATTTTAGCTAAGTTGACAGCATTTTGAGATGCATTCTTTGCTGTCTTTAAATTTTTAATTGCATAAATTGTGTTTGGAGTAAACATTTGTCCTAATACTTTACCACCTGTGCTTGCAGCAGACCAGAAATCTTTAGCTGCATCTACATTTCTTAGTGTATTTAGGAACTCTCTACTCTTAGAAAAGAATTTAGGTACTTGTAAACCAAGCTTACCAAGTCTTAAAACATTATAACCAGTTCTTGCTGCTGCAGCTGGTGCCGCACCACCACCAGTTAGCACTGTTGCACCAGCTAATGCAAGTTCTTCTACAGCAATAGAACCAATAATACCAAATGTATAACCACTATTTAGTAATAAGTTATTAGTCCAAGCCAATGCACCACCTCTACTTGAGTTACCTATTGCCATAGCATCCTCAAACTCTGTGGCTGTATTTAAATCAGGTGCAGTAAAATATGCATCATCATCAAATAAATCACCTATAGATCTATATACACTGGTAAATCCTGAGCCAACAAGACTACCAAATTGACCACGCATTCTAGCCATGTCATCCCATACTGTAGAGTTAGCATTATAATACTCTTCTATGTTAGAGTATGGTCTGTAACCCAACTCTTCAAACTCTGGATGCTCAAAGTATCTAAGAAAGTTATTAGCTCTAATACCAGAGAATGTAGGTGCAACTACATCTGCTGCAGGACCATCTGATCTTGCTTGTAATATGTTTCTAACGTTGCTATATGTATTCTGTGGAGGATTCTGTTGAAGTACAGGATCAAATGTATCAGTAGCTAAGGTAGGACGTGCTACACCAAGATTAGCCATAGCATCAATACCATATCTATCTATATCAACTTTATGTTGATCTATTAAAGCAATCTCATCAGGATTAGTTGCTATAGCTGTAGCTAAATCTGTCTCAGGTGTTTCAAACATACTCTCAATTGGAACAAAATTAAATTGTTCTTGAGGAATTACGCTAGCCTGTCTCTCACTACTTTTGATAGTAGTATCCAAAGATGTGTTATTGTTATCTTCCATTATCTCTCTCCGTATTGCTCTGTATCTTTTTTCTTGGCAAGTCTATTTGAATTACGTATGCCTTCAAAATAAGATTGTAGTTCTTTTACTTGTCTATCTACACCAGGTAAACCTAATGAAAAATCTACAGGTGCAGTTGCTGTTTCGGGTACATATATTCCTGTTGTGCCTTGTGCAGCATTAGGATTATATGGTACATATCTATTTACAGTATAGTTTATTTTATAATCTCCAGTTCCAGCTTTAATGACTCTGTATTCTGCAGTATTAACTAAACCATCAGGTATAGTATAATCTGCAAATCCATTTTCACTTGCAAGTATATCAGACTCTACAAAAGAGTAATAAGAGTTGTTTGTTCCTTTAGTATTATTATCAAGCCTTTGCTCAAATACTATAGAAATTCCAGCTGATGTTTCTGATTCATCATCTAGTCCTTGTAGCTGTCTAATTTCTACAGCAGTAAATGCTCCAAGTGGGGCATCTTCTGTTCCTGCTTTTTTAGAAGCCAACCACTCAGGACTAAATATAATCTGATATCCGGCTGTTGTTTTTACAGCCTCTCCTGCTGGGCCGTATACTGGTTTATATTTTAATGTAGCTATTGGTGCTATTTTATCTGTACGGCTTTGTTTAGGATCATTTAAGTATGTTGCTAAATCTTCTTTATAAAGATCTAGTGCTCTTACAGCTAAAGGATTCTTTGTAAGTAAATCTTCTACATCTACATTATCTAAATCACCTGGTAATATACCATAAACTTGTCCCTTTTTATCAAATGTATTTAGTTGATTAAATAAATTAACCATTTCAGCACGTGCATTTGGATCAAGACCAGCTAATGGATTTATAGGATATGTATATGTAGGCATGCTAATTGCATCTGATGGATTCTGATCAGCACCATATCTTAAAGAATTGTATGTTGCAGTAGGTATATCACCCTTAGCACCTGTTCTAGCTTGATTAAGCATATTATACATTTGATCATATATAGCATTAACATCATTTGCTACTGCTTCTCTGTCAATTTCCATTACTGGATTACCTTTACTATCATATTTATAGTTTCTCTCTGCACCAAATTCATAATACTGAGTAGTATAAGCATGAACCTTATAGTCTTTAGCTCCTGTACCACTATCATACCCATATAAGTCTGGGTTTTCAATAGTTCCATTTTCAACACCTTGTATAACTAAATTAGTATATTCTTCTTTGCTTAATACACTACCATTTGCATCTACAATTCTTGGAAACCCTGCTTGAGTAAGTATATTAATATTGTTTTTTCCTTTACTTTCACCTAATGCTTCAGATTCCATTAAGTCATATGCCTGTAATGTCAGATCATTTATTTTTTTTGTATGTACTGCTAAAGTATTTCTTTGTGTCTCAATACCATTTAGACCAAAAAATGCGTTATATAAATCATCATATTGTGTTCTTTGATCCTCACTAAGAGTTACATTAGGATCATTCATGGTAACTTGTTTAGCATCTTTTACTCTATCAGCTTGTATATCATATACTTGATCTACAATATCTCTATTTATATAACTAATAACAGAGCCATCCTCTTCATTTGTATTAGCTTGAGTAAGTAAATTTCTAAGCGTTTCTATATTACCTTCTAATGGTACACCACCAACCATAAGAACATTACCATCACTACCTTTAAGTTGGTATGTTTGATCTTGTGCTGGTGTATTACCTTTTGGATCTAAAATTTGTAATGACTCTAGTATACCATTAACTTGATTAGTATGTATTTTATTATCTTCATTTTGAAATTGTTGCTGATTTAATAATACTATATCTGTATTAGGACTGATTTCTCCATCATCATCAACAGCAACTACTGTAGAAGAACCATCTCCAACTTCTACTCCAGGCTTAGTTAATAAACTAGCAAGAGGGTCATTCTGGATAAGCTCACCTTTTGCTGCAGCTAATTCAAGTCTATTTCTTTGTTTTTCTGCTTCAAGGATTCTTGCATTATTTAATGCATTTGCAGATCTTGCTCTTTCTAATGCTAAATCATATTTAAATTCTTTTTCTGCCAAGGCAAATCTATTCTCTCTAATAGTATACTCTTGATCTCTTGCAGCAAAGTCAGTAGCAGCTTTCTGCATATCATCCATAATGTTGTAGTTCATTAGTAGATTATATGCTTTATTAAGACTACCCTGTACACTTTTGCTTGGTGTTCTAGCTTCTTGATTCATATTAAGCATATCATCAAGTGCTTGCTGTGTTTGTTCTGCAACAGATAGTTGTTCTTCTATTGCTTCTGCTTCATCAGAACCAGGTACTATTCCATTATTAGCTTGATAGTTTGACCAACGTACATTTGCATCATCAAGTTTTTTTACTTCTTTTATAGTTTCTTGAGTTCTCTGCTCATTAAGTGCATTAATTCTTGATATTGTTTCATCAGCCCAAGCCTGTTGACCTTGCTCAACACTATTAAACTGACCAGCATTCATACCTGCTGCTGCAAAATCCCTGCTCTTTACAAAGGCATCTGCATAGTATGCTCTTTGTACTCTTGGATCATCTAATAATCTATTCTTGATAATATTTAATGCTGCTCCAGTAACAAGTCTTCCGTTTTGTTCTGTAATAATAAAGTCTGTTTGTACATTACCATCTTCATCAGTAGCAAAACGGTCCATCTTCATTTTCAGTGGAGGATCCATTTCAGATAAAATCTGTTGAGCTAGTTCATTTAAGTCTGCGTCTTCAATATACTTTGGTAGTGGTGCAGATAATGCTGCTGACTCACTTCCATTTATAAAGTCATCCATCTCATACTGCATCTTTCTAATACCAGTCTCCCAGTATTTTTCTCTTTGCACTTGATCAGGATTATCTAATAATCTATTAGCATATGCCATCTCATCTCTATACTGCTTAGTATAAACAATATCTTTTACAGTAAGATCATCATCATAAAAAGGGGCAAATACAGACTTTGCTTGATCTACATTTTGTTGCAATGATAAATCTAATCCTGAAATCTGTTGAATTTGGGGTGCAATAGTTTCTGCATACTGATCTCTTCTATCTTTTGTATCTTGTCTAGATAGATCAGCATACACAACCTTATTATAAAGGTCATTAGTTGCCTGGAAATTAGCATCATATTTATCTGTTCTAGTATCTAAAACAGCAGACAGAAATTTAAAATCCGGTGTAAACGGAGTAATCTCTGGTAAATATGTATCTGCTCCTTTAATATATGTTGCCATAGTTCAAAATTAGTTTTATTTTTTAAGTTTACAAAAGATTGAAAATAAACTCTTTAAGTTTATGAACCCATCTTGCCACTATAGAAAGGCACTACAAACTTCTTTAATTTTTTTTCTTTACCTTCTCTTGCGTTATCTCCCTGATTATTACCCATTATACTAACATTAGACCCTGGATAACCTGGTATACCTCTCTGCTGCAATTCATTCTGTCCTGCTGTTGTACCAGGCATAACTTGATTACTACCCATACCCATATACATTTTTAAGAAATCTTCATCAACTTCAACATCCGGTCCTAAATTCTTTTTAAGATCAATGTAGTCATTAAGCATTTGTTGTTTACCATCTACTTGGCTTTGCTTATATAATTGTCTACCGCCTGGTGTAAATACAACATCTCCACCAGCACTTGGATCTACATTATAATAGTCATACAAAGTATTCATGTTATATGCATTAGATGCATTTGTAATAGCAGTATTAAATAGTTCTGCATTTTTAGCTGTCTTCCAATTGTCAAAATTATCTTTATTTTGTAATGCTACTGTTGTATCATCATATAAATCTTTAGCTCTTTTATTATTAAAAGCATCAACCCTCATATTTAATTGAGGTTGTAATGCAGCTACCCTATTCATAGTTCTAACATTATTTTGATTTACTGTGTTTATAGCTTTAGCATTAGCATCTAAAGTTTTACCTTGTATATTACTACGTGCTATAGCCTGTGGTCCATATGCACCTAGTGCATTTGCCATAGTATTTTGTGCAGCAAGATTTGCATTTACTCTACCAGTATAATCATCTAATACATAGTCTATTTTCTGATCCTCCAGTACAGGTTGAAATGGTAGATATAAATTATCATCAATAAACCCTAAAGCATTTAGATTATTTATATCTTGTGCAAACATTTCTTTTTCTGGTAGAGGTGCTGGAGTTATTTGAGGTGGTATTATTTCTTCTGGTTCTTCTGGTATGTCAAAGAATTGCTCATCTTCAGAACTAAAATCAACATCTAACCTAGGTGTATTGAATGTGTGTAATCCAAAGTCACCGTCAAAGCCAGATCCCTTAACAAAATTTTCATCATCACTGTCCATAAAGTATGGAACATAAGGGATACCAAATTTTTCTGCTTCTTCTTTTCTTGTTTTTTCTGCAAGCTTTTGAAACTCTAACCACTGTGGATCACTTCTACCTGCATTATAATCAAAGCCTTCTATTTGACTTACAACATCACCCCATCTATTCATGAAGTCTGCCTTAGCCTCATCACTTTCTATTTCTGCTGACCCAAAGCTACCTTCACCTGTAACTGCTTGATTCTCAGGTCTGTTACCACCTGATAAGATACCATATCTATATTGACCAATAGGTGATCCTTGTAATACTTGACCTTGACCCTCTATATCTTCACTATAAATAGGTACTGATCCTGTACCAGATCCTTGAGCTTCTCTTCTTTCTCCTGCTTCTACATCTTGGAATCTTGATTGGAAAGGTTTATATGCTCTTACTCTACCATCTACAACAGATAATTCATAACCACTATTCTGTAGTTCTTCTAGTTGTCTACGTGTATCACTACCTTCTGGGTATCTACTTAAAATTTTATCTGTTTCTTTTGGTGCTTCTTTTTGAACCTCTTGATTAACTTTTTCTTCATTTTTCTGCACTACCTCAACAATTTCATCTGATCCAGAATCTGATGCATTAGAATATCTCTCTGCAAAGACCTCATCACTAATACTTAAATCACCCACTAGAGGATTTGTTTTAGCCTCAAATATATCCCAGTCATCTATATCTTCAAATGCTTTACCATAAAGTTTAATTTCATCTGCAGAAAGTCCATCAATAAAGTCTTGATCTAGTTTTCCATCAAAGTCTCTATGCATATTATTTCTAATTGCATAATCAACATAAGTAGCTCTATCTACAATTTGCCCATTTATGCTATATGTACTAGTTACATTACTCTGCTCTGCGTTACCATCTTGAGCTTTCATAAGAAAGTCTTTCATCTCCAAACCATCTTTAGCCATTAAGCTTTGCATAAGTGCATCATCACCTTGTGCAAGATTAGATTGCATTGCAGAAGTTGCTGGAGTATTCATTGTATTTTCAGCAGCCTGATTTGCTTGTTGTTCTGCTGCTACTAACATTTGTTGTAGCATTCTTAATTGATCTTGCTGATCTTGTGGTAATTGAGAAATAGTATTCTCTGCAGCTTGTCTTTCAGTTATTCCCTCAACTTGTGCTGTAAACTGCAGTGGGTCAATACCATTTTGAACTAAGTAAGGGTGTGATACTAAAGGTACACCATCTTCAAAGTTCTTCTTTGCTTCTTGCATAAAACCTAACTTAGATAAATCTTGCATATTTTTTCTAAGCATAAGCTCAGCACTCCTTGAAGATATATCATCTGCATACTGACTATCTAATTCTGCGTAGTAATCATTCAACTGAAACTTTTTAGAAATTTGTGCAGGAGTTTTTCTTTGCCCTCCCATATCAAACTCTTTCATTTCTTCTTTTGTAAATTTAAGTTTTGGTGTATCACTATAAATAAATGATTGTTCTGGCAAAAACATAGGCACACCACCTTGAGAATGTCTTGGTCCGTTTATATTATATAAACCAAACATACCATCATTGTTAAGATCTGTTAGTACAGTTTCTCCACCTTCTGC